ACCATCATACTTGGTATCAAGCCACGGAGCATCATCTTTGGGGTCAATCATACATCAAACTCATCTTTTCGGCGTTGATTGAGATACACTAATGCTTCTTCTCTCCATTCCATCAACTCATTATAGCATTTTTGATTATGAGCACACTGACGTAGTTTATGGTCTGGTTGTAATACAGACTCAATAATTAGTCCAAGAGCATCATTCCTCTTTTGCTTCTTTTCGGCATCCATTTGTTCTTGTAGAAGACTCCATCCGTTCATTTGAGTTCCTCTGCAAGTTGTAGGAGGTCATTTTTATCCAAAACAATCATATCATTCTGGGCATTATAAGATTGAATATGTTCTACCGCAAGTTTAAGAACCGATGAGACCAGTTCTTCTTCTGTGGATGCATTTACATCCCAGACTTGTTTCATTAAGATTTCGGATCGTTCAGACATCAGGGATGTTTGTGTTTATGAGTGTAGTATAGCACAAAAAAAGACCCCCGTAAAGGGGTCTGTGTGCCGGTTTCTAAACTGATTTTATGGTTTATGATTTGTCAAGAGTTTTTGTGCCATTTTTTCATATTTCTTCATCATTATTCTTTGAGAGATTGGATTTGTGAACCAGAAGGGATGAAGTTTAATCATTAAAAATCTTCTTTCGGCATAAACAGAAAGAGACTCAAAGAGTAGTATTACATATTTTGTAATGTTTTCGTCCATTATCATCAAATAAAGAATAACACCGAATGGAAGAAACCAAATGTAGGAATTTGTCATCTTAAATTAAGATAAGATTATTTTTTATTATTTACCCTTAAAGAATCTTATACATGCTTATCAACCCTCACAAAGGTATTATATCAATTTATGAATGCTCTGTCAAGTACTCTTCATAAAGATCCAGTTCTCTTTGATGAGCATCGGTTTCCCATGGCATTTCTTTATAATCTAAATCAGAACAATCAATACCTTTCCAGCAACGAATACCTCTCTTATCTCTTAAATCACCACGAATATGTTGTAAAATATGTTGCATTTCGTGAAATATTGTCTTCATATAATCTTCTTTTGAAAGACGATTATGAATCTCAATCAAAAAACTTCGTGGTCTCCAGTCACAATCCTGAATACTACACCAACCATAAACACCTTCTCTCACAAGACCCCTGTGAAGAACTTCTATCTCAATCTTATGTCTGGGTAGATACTTCTCACAAAACCAGATTACAAGGGCACAGCAGTGCTTGTGAGAGTATGAATAACCGCTTGTATAAATCGTGAGCATTTAAAAAGAAGTCAGAACAACTTTAACGATACGAGTTCCCCAGTTCATAAATGCAAGAAATGATATGATAAAAATTAATCGGTCAAGGTTAGAAAGGGACACTCTTGGTTCTTCTTGGATTCTTACATACTATAAAACCCTCTGGTGGGATTCCAGAGGGTGAGTGGACAGTTTGTAAGATGGTCTATTGGTGCTTATTCACCAACGACTTCGGCACTTATTTCACCACCAAAAGAATATAGGTCTGCTTGTGCTTCTTCTGCAGTTTCATAAAGTTTACGAACACTGAAATCAGTATTCCAACGATAATTACCTTGATAATAGATCTCTTTAAGTTGTCCCTGAATGTTCTCTGACTTTTGTATGCGGTACATAATACTTTTTTTTAGTTATTTATGGTTTGATGTTCTGGAAGTTTAGGAAGTAAGTCTGCTGATATAACTGTTCTGGTTTTGTTTGATAGATTCGGTGTTGCATAATGAAGTGTATAAGAAGGAACAATAAACAATGTTCCTTCACAAACATCTTGAGGACATACAAGACTTGTTGTGTCAGTTCTTGGGTCTTGCCAAGGACATACAAATGTTGTGGGAGTATGAACTTTTGGGTCATACTCAACATAAAGAACAAGTGAGAAACCCCAGGAACGATGATTGTGAACTGTTTGATAATCACCTTTGCGATATCTCACCGTCCAACAATCAGTCATACTACAAGATACTTCTGCTTCTTTACAAAACTCAAATAACTCTGGACGAATTAAGTCTTGGAAATAGTGAACGTAAGACTTATTGTTTGTGCTTCTGTCGCTCTCAAAGGTTTGTATAGAGGTTCTTACAAACTTTTGAGAGTTGATTCTGTTGAGTAGTGATTTTTTCTTAAACGACCAATCATTTACTTGATACTGATAAGAGGGGTAAGAGAAGAGTGGAGTTTTCATATCTCAACGTGCTTTATCCCAAGCCGTGTGTGCTCTCTGTCCATCTTGGAGGCAATAATGAAAAAATATTTGATGGTAGTAATCTTCTGTTATTGACTTACCAAAAAGTTTCTTACGTTTCTTTCCACCGGGCATTGGATCTCTCCAATGTGGTCTCTCACATCCTTTATAAAGTAATCCATCACCAGGTTCTAAACATAAAGAACGTTCTTCACCAGGAACCAATACTACATCCTTTTTCTTCTTATCCACATAAGTGTCTGGGGTCTTGATGATAAAAGGCCAGCATTCTTTGACAGTTGTAGAGATATGAACACTCACAGAAATCTCACAGGCATCTCTGTCTGCGTGTTTTAATAGTGGTTGTCCTGGGAAATAAAAACGATCATAATAATAAGTATTATAAAGTTTCCGACCAATGACTTCTTCTAGTTTGAGACGAATACCAGTATGAATCTTACGATATTGTGGGTGCCAATAACGTGCCAGTGATCCCTCTACTTGTTGCTCTACTGGATCGTGATTAAACTGATCCATATTCTTGCCCCAGTAGTTTATCTGTCCTCTTTCTGGTGGAAGTGGATGATAAAGTTCTTCTGGGTCCCATAAGTCCTTGATAACCAGGTATCCATTCTTCTCAAAACTTTCATTATGAGTCCAAGAAGTTCCTGTATTCGTCCTTTCCTGCCATTGCAGTTGCAGTTCGTTCATTTGTTCCATAGTTTGTGTCCTCTTATAGTATTACCTCCATCGGGGGTCAACACCACCTTTTTCCCACAACCCAGCCTACAATGCTCTTACGAGTTCCTTTCGTTACTTTAAGAACCCGATGTTGAGTACGGGAGTCAAAAAGTACAATCGTTCCACGCTTTCTTGGTGCGATATAACTTTGTCCTGCCTCATCTAAAAGTTGTACGTTGCCACCTTCGTAATCATCAGGATCCGAAAGTTGCAGTGAGAATGAAAGTTTCCTTACAAGTTCAATGTTCTCATTCACAAAGTCGTTTGCAAGTCCTTCTGCACGATTACCAACTGATTGAGGTTTGTATTGTGTTGCAAGTCCTGCATCATTATGCCACCCATAAAACTGTCCTGCCTCATAACGAGTATATTGAAGACTTTCACCATCAATATTTCTCAAATCATACAGAAAGTTCTCACGATTTGCTCTCTGTACATAGTGCCACAGGAAACCAGCAACCCAGTGTGTTGTTGGTATCCAGGTATTTTGTGAGTTTCTTTTTTCTTTGTTGAGAGCATCACCGTGTAAACGACTGTCACCCATTGAGGGATCAAAGTTCTCTGTGAGGTCTCGTTCTATGATATTTACGATATCTTCTGGTAAGTTTGAATAATACCAAATTGATTGCATCGCCAAAAGTTCATCCTCCTTATAATGTATTCAGGAGTATTATATATCAGGTCTGTGATTATGTCAAATCTATATTAAATTTTTTTGAAAACTCTTCTTCTTGATCCTTAACTGTTGGGAATCCTTTAATAGTCATCCAAGTTATAATTGCATAACGTTTTCCTTTAGATATTGGAGTAACTCCATGTCTATACAAATGTGTGGATGGAAAGGTGACTAGAAGACCAGGTTTTGGTTTAATGTGAATGTGAAGATCAGGAAAAATAAGATCTCCACCTTCAAAATCATCATTCAAATAAAGAATAACTGATAAATCTCTGTCTGCAATTTTTCTCCAAATAACACTTTTATCTGGATTGGTCCATGGAGACTCACCATCAATATGGGGATTATAATGCCCCCCCACATTATAGACTAACAATTGTGGAATTTCACTATCATGTATTTCAATATTATAAAATGGATTTATAATATTGGTAACGACATTTTTCAATAAATCGTGTGTTTGAGGCAAAATAGAATCAATTGAAACTGTTTGAGTATCCCTAACTGATTTGTCAGTTTTCCATGTAGGATTTTTAATGTTTTTATTTTGCACATTTGATGTCTTTGCATCAAATATTTCAAGATCACTTTGTTTTTGTGATTTGATATAATCAACAAAAAAATCAATTCCTTTTTGTGTTATAACATTCGATTTAATTAAAATATTTGATAAAGGGTTCATTTTGTAATTTAAACGTTTTTTAAAAAAAATAATTGCACTATTCTAGAATTATTTAAAGAGTTGCCAAAACCAGGTTCTGGACTGTGCCATAATTTGGTGTCAAATAAAACCAAACGATTATACCTCATAAAAATTGTGGAATATTTATTCCAAGCACTTGGATCATTAGTATCAACTGTTGAAAATCCTTGTTTTATTTCCCAAACATTGGTCCATCCAGACATTTTAATTTCTTCGTCTGTAGGAAAATGATCAAGTCCAGTTTGTTTATGAATGTAAAAACTTGTTCCTGGTTTTCCTTCACAATGACTAGGAAGAGTTAGATATAAAACTCCTGCCCAATCATCAAATGAATCACTGTGAACTGTAAGTTTTCCTTTTTCATCTTCTAAAACCGAACGAAAACTACCACAAGAAGAATCATTTGAAGGAATAATTTTTCTGCCCAATATTTGACATAATTTTTTATGTGCTTCTTCACTAAAAAACTTTTGGGTTGTATTTCTTCCGGGATAATTTGCATTTTGATAAGTTTCATATTCAGCATTGATTGCTGCTTGATGAAATTCCCATGGATTTTCGTAAAAATTATCAACTATAATAATTTTTTGCTTCATTCTTCATGATAAAATTGCATACCAGAATCATTATTAAAAAAAGATTCTTGTGGAAGTTGTTGAGATTGTTCTTTTAAAATGCCAGATTTTTCTCCTGTAATCTCTTCCATACCAGAAATAATTTTTTGTTGAAGTTCTTGAAGAAACTGAAGAGAAGTTTCTGGATTTAGAGCAAGTCCAAGTTCCGGATAACCACCTTTTATTATGTTTTGATCTCCAGTAACCAATGTAGGAGCAGTACCACGGCGCATTGAATGAAGATTTCCGATAGAAATTCCACTTTGTTTGGAAATAATTTCGTCAAATGCTTGTTCAGCAAAACGACGTTCCCAATAAACGTGATCCTCATCTTCAAATTGCTCTTTGGTAACTAATTTTCCTCCATTTTTTTCAATTAGTTTTTCAATAATACGATCAAAGAATTGTATTTGTTGAATCCGATCTCTGATTTCAAGTTCTGCAGATTTTAAAAAATTGGTAATTTCAAATTTATCCAAATCATACCAGCACAATTTAGTCCCTCCAGAATTGGGACCAGTAGCGTACCATTCAATAGGTTGAGTTTTATCTTTATCTTTCCACTTATATTCAAATTCACGATACTTTTGTTTCATTTCAATGAGTTTTTGCATATATGCCTCTGCCATAGAACGTCTATTCTTGATAGCAGCTTGAAATGCAGCAGGAATTGTATATTGTTCGAGAAGAAAAAACTTTTCTAGTTGAAAGTTAGTTCTTCCTTGTGCAAGTTCTTTATCACTTTCTTCCCATTTGAGAACATTGTCAAATGCCTGTTTTAAATAATCTTTATCTTCTCTTATTGCTTCTTGAGATGTAATAATATTTAACTCTTCAAATTTTTCACTCATTTGATACTCCTCTAATAATTGTTTCCATTTTTGTGAAATTGTTCCCCAATCATAACATTTTTTTGTAATATTTGAAATCTTTAATGAAATTTTATCATAATATAACCGATCTTTTTCGAAAACATTGCAAGCATTAATACATGCCTCAACAAAGTTATTTATGAATGTCTCTGTTACTTCATATTTAGAGGATGTTCGAGTTCCTTCTATTGGAACTATACTTGCAATACCTTTAGAAATCTCAGGTATTGCTCCAATATCTGTAATAATTGGATAGCAACCACACGACATTCCTTCAACCATAGAAACACAAAAAGTTTCTTCCCATATATTTGGATGAATGAAAAATGCTGCTTCTTGATATGCTTTTACTAACTCATTTTGATCGACTGCAGGAGAATATTCTACATTTGGAATTGATTTTAGTTTTTCATATATTTTTTTATATGGATCTTCTTCTATTTCATAAAGTCCCATAGATGAAAAAACTTTAAGTTTCGCATCTGGATGTTTTTCTAAAACTTTGGGAAAAATATATGGCAATAATTCCAAACCTTTATATGGAATAGATGTGTGAATAAAAGTTTTGGTTTTGTTTTTTGATGGAGTAAAAATCTCATTTACTCCCGTTTTAATCACCTTTAATTTGTTTTCTGGAACTTTAAGATATTTAATGAATTGTTCCTTTGCCCATTCAGATGGACATATAATCAAATCAATCACATTTTTATTAAAATTAATATAATGTGGTTGGTCATATGCATGTTGAGCCCATAAAATCTTTACTTGTTTTCTTGATTTATAAAGATCTTGTGGTATGTGGGAAATATGTATATGTTTTGGAATCTTTATATAATTTTGAAGAAAAATATAAGAAGATTCACTTGCACCCGATTTCATAATTTTTTTATAATAAAAATGTATTGTATTTTTTACGCCAAAATTCCTTATTAACATATTTGTTCATAATATGTGTTGTCAAAACATTTTTTGGTTTTGGGGATATTTTTTTAATTTCTTTACGAACTTTGTGCATATCATCAATCCCCCAAATTTGAGAGTCTAATTCTTTGTAATTATTTTCAATACAATTTAAATCGTGCTTATAATAATCCAATTCAAGATAATTATAAATCCCATCTAAAGTTTTTTCTGGATTACATATAAGATCTTCATATTCAATATTATAAAAATATTTCCCATGCCCATTAGCATATCCTTCACGAAAAGCCTGCATCGATAATCCAACTATTCCAATTGAACTCATTAAAAACTCACAACGATTATCATCAGTAATCGGCATATTTGCTTTGATCAAACTTTTATCAATAAATGAAATCTTATTTTGATTTTTATGAACGAGTATAATAAATGATGTCAATATTTCCAAAATATCCCGAACAGGGCATAAAATTTTTGGAGTCTCCGTAATATAAAATTCAATTCTTTTTAAATTATTTACCCAAGCACGAGAATGATCTATAATTACTCTTTCATTTTTATCACTATAGAATTGTTTGATTAGATCTGAGATAATTAATTTTTCTTGATTTGGTTTTGGATATGCCAGTGCCTGCTCACTTGTTAAAAAGTATTGTTGAGTGTGAAACATTAAATCCAGTACTGGAGAAATAGGGCTGCAATGTATTTCTGGATTTTGATTGAGAATACTTTTTAAAAGAGTGCTCCCAGACCTTGGAAGACCTGACATAAAAAAATATGTTTTATTCATTTTTATAGAATAGTAATTGAACTAATCTGCAATTGTAAATATTGTCTCCAAAATTTTTTGAATGAGAGTGCCATAACCAAGGACGAAACAATACTATTCTATTATAAATCATAGGTGTGGTCAAATAACAATCCCATTTAGACTTATCAAAACCATCTTCATAAATCATACTTTTTCTCACTTCTTGATAATTCGTATATCCAAATATTGCACCATCTTTTGAATTTATGGGTGCTTTCTCTGTTCTTAATGATTTGTGTCTATAGAAAGAAGTTCCTGCATCAACAATGCATTGTTCTGGTGGATTTAAAAAAATAACTCCTCCCCAATCATAATCTCCATCAACATGAATATATTGTTTACAAGTGTCCTCCTCATACGAGATTCTAAAATCTCCACATGCAGAACTTGGAACATAATTTATTTTTTTACCAATAAGATTTTGTATTTTTTGATGTGCTTCTTTTGTATAATAAGTTTTAGATGAATTTCTTCCCGGATATGTGTTGTCTTTATTTTGTTCTGGATATTCTAAATTAATAGCAACATTTCTAATCTCATCTGGATTGTCATAAAAATTGTCAGCAATAATAATATTACGTCTCATAAATTAAATGTGTTTGAATTATTTTAAATTTTACTTAAAAACGTGAGAACCAATATGTTCTAATTCTATAGAAGTATCCAACCAAATTTCATAACCGATTGATTTTGCTCTATGAAAAAAACTTATATCTTCTGATAAAAACTGAGAATCTTTTTTCATTTCAGAAAAGTAATGATATGAATTATGATATTCTTTTTCAGTTGGTTTTTCATTACTTTTATCAAGTCCTGGAAAATATTTAAGTTCTGGATGTGATTTAGCAATATCTAAAAAAACCTTTCTATGAATTAAAACAAATCCCATTCCAATACTATCAATTCCAATTAAATTACCATCTCTCACCTCAGGTTTTGATAATGTAAAGTTATAACGAATAGGTATTGTCTTCATTGGATATGCTCCAGAAACAATATCTTTATGATGATTTATTAAACGAATCACATACTTTGAATCAAACCCAATATCACTATCAAGAAAAAATAGATACTCATAATTCGTATTATTTATGAAAAAATTAGCAATCTTAGATCTTCCATGAGTAATCAAAGAAGAATTTGCGAGAGTTAATAGTCCATGAGGAATATCCTGACGAGAAAATAACTTTCCCAGTTTAAATAATGATGAGGTGGTTTTTTCACTCACCAATCCCCCATAACAAGGAAGAGCAATCAAAACAGACATTTTTAAATTTATTAAGCAATATTTTTAAGAAAAACTTACTTTTACTTGGTTTATTTATAATAAAAATTGTTTGTATGAAGTTAGTGTATTGAAATTTATTGTAATCCTACTGTTATTCTTTGATGGATGAGACCCTGCATGAAAATATGCCCCATTAAATCTAACTAATCTTCCTCTCTTATGCTCTATTCTTTTTAAAATATTCATTTCTTTATCAAAAATAAAAGTGTCGCCATCACTTTCATTTACATAATATAAAATAACATCGTGAAAAGTTAAACAATCGATGTGTGGAGTATTGTGTTCATATGATTTAAAAGATTCACACCTTGGTTGAAAATTTGCCTTAATTCTCTTTAAATTTTTTATTGGGTATTTATTTAATATTGTTTGTATTGGAAAAAAATATGGAGATTTTTCATATTGACAATCTTTGTTATGAATATCCTCATCATAAAACACATGACAAAATTGAAGATATTCTTTTGTTGTTTTATTTTTTAAATTTTGATAATGAAAATCATTAACTGTAAAATTTCCAGAAAGATACCAAGGAAAATGATTTGAGGTAAAATTATTTTCAATTTTATTTAAATCTTCTTCACAAAACAAATCATCAAAAATCTCAATCATATTATCCCAAAGTCATATGATTTGTTGCCAAGCATGTACGAGAAAGAGACATGGGACCTCTTGGAGAGAGTGTTGATAAATCATTTACATATTCCATTCTTTCAACGTCACTATAAGAAGTACCACTCACATAACCACCGGCCCACCAAATATAAGTATTGCTTCCAGATCCACTGCGGCGCATTGCTCTTACCAAATTTCCTCTATTGGTTGATGTTGCTAAATCATTTGAAAATGTTACTCTAGTTATTGAACTTACAAGACTATCATTAGATCCACCAATCCAACAATGTGTTTGATTTCCACATGCAAATCCAGTTGACATATTTGCCAAATTTCCTCTTGTAGATAATGCAGAAGTGTCACTTGCATAGGTCAATCTATAAACTGATGACCAGGTTGGACCAGTTACCCCCCCTGCGCCACCGAACCCACCGCCTAACAACCATCCATAGGTTGAGAAATCAGAAGCACCTCCAGTATGTGCTATATACGGAGATGCAGTATTAGTTCTGTTTGCGGGAGCAGTTAAATCATTAGCAAAATCAACTCTGGTAATCTCACTACTTGCGGCACCACCGTTGCTACTCATTCCTGGACCCCAATATCCATATGTGGTATTGCTAAATCCACCTGGACGCCCATTTGATGATTGTGGGCAGTTTGCTCTTGCACTTCCTCCTGACAGGTCACTTGCATAGGTTATTCTATCAACCGTGCTCATGCCACCACCGAGTGCTTCTATATAACCACCAGAAAACCAACCATGTGTAAGATTTGACAAACCTCCACCTCTGCTGCTTGATGCACGATTAGATCCTCTGGCAGACGCAGTAACTGTGTCATTTGCCCAATCTATTCTATCTACGGCTGTACTTCCCTCTGCTCCTCCATACCAACCATAATCCAAATAAACTCCTGCAACAACAGGTTCAACAGCAGCAGCAACAAGAGGACTTAAACCAAACGCAAACTTACTTCCAGTAAAAAGAGGTGCCATAGTATCAAACTCCTACGGTTCCTTGACGGAATCCACCGTTCTTGGTGGCATAAACCTGATAACTTGATGCAGTAGTATTCGTACCACCAGTATAATGCACAAAGAATGATACAAAGTCTCTATCACTACCAGTTGTTGAGAGTGTTACAGTCGTTGCACTACCTACAAGTGCTCTGGTTGAAATACCTGCGACTGTTGCTCCATCCTCAAATCCAACAATAAAACAGTTAGTACCAATACCAGTTGCTACTGTTGTATTTGCAGTACCAGCAGAGTTTTGAGTAAACAGGACAGTGATTGTTGTACCATTAGAAACACCAGTATCCGCAGGCATATTCTTAAAGGACACAATACCTACTGTACCATTCGTTAGACTATGAGTATAAGTCGTTGCATTTCTTACATCTAACTCAAGAACAACTCTACCACCACCTAGGTCATAAGTTGATGCAGTGGATACAGTCTCAATAACACCCTTAAACTTACTTGGTTGATTATACTCAAAGCATCCAGTATCTCTTTCCCAGGTGATTGTTTTATTTGTTGTTCCATAAATCGTAATACCAGCACCATCAGCAAGTGCATCAGTTGGAGAACTTGTACTACCAATACCAATATTCTTATCTGTGATTTCTAATGAAGTAGTATTGATAATGGTTTGAGTACCATTAACAGTTAAGTTTGTAAAAGTTGCTGCAGAACCAGTTATATTTCCAACAGTAATATTAGGAGTACCAGAAAGACCAGTTGCATTACCAGTGAGTGCTCCAACAAATGTAGTGGCAGTTGCAACACCAACACTAAGACCACCAGCAGTAAGTGTATTTGATGATCCAGAGATATCAAACTCGGTTGCAGTCGCAACACCAACACTAAGACCACCAGCAGTAAGTGTATTTGATGATCCAGAGATATCAAACTCGGTTGCAGTCGCAACACCAGTTAGTGATAAGTTACTTCCAAAGATTGTTCCAGTATGAGTCGCAAGACCAACAAAGGTAGAAATACCAGAAACAAAAAGGTTTGTTGTGGAAAGAATACCAGCAACTGTAAATGAACCACCAGTCACAGTACCAGATGGTATTGTAGTGACTGGGATTGCAGGTCCTAATGAAACTCCAGAGAAACTTAATCCATTATTAGGAGCAGTGGAGAATATAATATTACTTCCAGAAACAATATAATCATCAGATGGGTCTTGGATTACACCACCAAGGTTGATAATCAGTGATTGTGCATTCGGTGGTGAGATTGATGCGCTACTTGAGGTAAGTGCAAAGGTAAATGCGATTCCTGTGAAAGAACCAGAAATATCGTCAAGTACTTTGATTTGGTTTGATGATGCTGCACTAAAACTTATCCATACAGTTCCATTCCACTGATATGAGAACCCAGATGTGGTATCAGTGTAAACTTGATTAAGTGTAGGACTATTAGGAAAGTTGAGAGCCATATTATTACTTTTTAGTTATTTATGTTCTTATGAATGATGAGTAATCATTTCATTATTTGAGAGTTCTTATGGTGATTAGTAAACGAGTTAAGATAAAACAATAGATCCTGGTACAGCATATGGGGATCCAGAAGAACCTGGAAAAGGTTGACCACTACCAGAACTTCCTCTGTCAGGATCTGAAGAATTTCCTGCAGTGGTACCACTACCAGAATATTGAGTGACTGATGTGAGGTATGTTGGATTTTGGTAGTTTGATCCACCTCCTCCACCTCCTCCAGTATCAGCTTGGGATGATCCACCGCCACCGCCACCATAATATCCACCGCCACCTCCTCCACCAGGAGCACCTAATGAACCCGATACAGAATATCCACCAGTTAAAGCAGATCCACTTTGACCAGTGCCACCACCCCCAGCACCCCCAGCACCCCCAGCAGTGGGAGTGCCTCCACCTCCTCCAGATGGACCACCACCATTAGATCCGGATGGGTAACCTCCAGCACCACCTGCGCCATTGTATCCCCCACCACCACCACCTCCGGCAATAACTACAGCATTTCCTTGAGTTTTACTAGTTCTAAATATTCCACTATATCCACCACCAGTTCCAGCAGGGTAGGATCCTGGGCCAACTCCACCACCTCCTCCTTGAGAACTTGTGGCAACATAATCAGTAGTTTTGTATCCGCCAGAACCAATACTTATAATATATGAGGTTCCGTTCAAAAGATTCATCGTGCCTGTAGCAGAGCCACCTCCGCCACCACCACCTGAAGAACCACCACCGCCACCTGCTCCCCAGATTTTAAAATCAACAGTAATAGGACTATCAACTGTTACTGTGTAATCTGTACCTGTATTTAACGTTAGTTTTCCATCAACTCCCAAATCCCAAATACTTTTCCCAGATACTGATGGAGAAATATTCAATGGTTTTATGCTCTGTATCGCACCACCACCTCTACGTCTTCCAAATCCAAGACTAAAACCAGTTCTTGATATAATAGGACTCATCTAAATCCTCCATTCACAACACCAAGAACTGCATAGTTAGCAGTTGTACTTGCACTTCCTACTGTATTGATTCCAGTAAAACTATAAATGTCAAAACCAGATGTTGTGGTTACACCAGAAATAGCAGCACTCAAAGAACCACCTGCAAATTTAATCGTTGGTGTGACTCCATTTAGTGTTACTGCAGTACAAGACCTTGCAGTACCAGTTTGATTTACAAATACACTAAAAGTAATGACGTGATTATCAAAATCACTTGATGTTGGAATACCAGTAACTGCTAAAGTAATGTTACCTGATGGATTAGTTGCAAATCCAATGTTAGCACCAGTTGTATTGTATACTAATGAAACAGTATTTCCATCTACTCTTACAAGTTTTTCTGCAACACTTATAAACCTTGTATCAGTTGTAGCCCAAGCAACATTAGTCTCAAATGCTTTCTTAGTATTATTAAATGTTAATGTCTTATTAGTTGCACCATAAATCTGGATACCATCACCATCTGCTTGAGCATCTGTGGTATTACCAGAACCAATACCAATCAAAGAGTCTGTGATTTCAAGGTTTGTAGTGTTGATAATGGTTTGAGTACCATTAACAGTTAGATTACCAGAAAGTGTAAGTGCTGCACCTACAATATTTCCAACAGTAATATTAGGAGTACCAGATAATCCAGTTGCATTACCAGTAAGATTACCAGTAACAGTTCCTACAGTAATATTAGGACTTCCAGAAAGACCAAAAGAAGTCGTTGCAAAAGAAGCAGTACTTGCAGTACCAGTTACATTACCACTAAAAGATGTTGCAGTCACAATACCTGCAAAACTTGCACCAGTACTTACATTTCCAACTAGTTGTACTCTTGTGACCGACATCTTATTTCTTTTTAGTTATTTATGTTAGTTAGTTAGTTACAACAGTACTTACTAAATCCCAACTTATAGTTTCTTCGTTCCAAGTATATCTTTCTCCATCAGTTGGATAAGGTACTGGTGCTTCCCTCCGCATTAAGTAATCCTTTTCTGCCCGTTCTTCTCTTAATCTGTCTATCTCCTGAATTTTTGCTTTTTCAGATTCTATTCTCTGGGTTAGCTCTTCTAGTGTAATTCCGACAATTGCCAGATCTGGAAGCTCAACCAAATCAGGCGCTTTGCTTGGATCATCCCATATTGAGATGTGCAAAATTTTATTAGTTGTTGGATCAATTTGGGCCATTTTGTAGAGTTTCATGATGATGTCACCAAAGAACCGGAGGAATTAAATCTATATATTGTATTACTGCCGCTTGTTGTTACAACTGCGCCCGATGCAACAATTCTTGAGTTGTAAATTGTTGGTATTGTCAGTATAACAACTCCATTGTTTCCATCCCCGTTTCTATATCCACCTGGATCCCAAGTCCCTCCTGAAACATCACATCTTCTTTCGCTAGATTCGCCATTGCTGCAAGAAGCTGCTACAAAATAGATAGAAGAAGCTAAAGCGCCTGATCCTTTTATTGCTGAATTTGGCGAGCCTGCGTCTTTGCCTGAGAATGTTTCCCCGTTAACTGTTACCGTTGTGGTTCTGGTGCTGCCCGCAGCGATAAAACTCATAAAAGAAGATGAACTTCCAAGCCCTCCGCCTCTGCTGCCACCGGATCCAATAGTTATTGAATAGGACCCATTTGGAATTGGTGTATCTCCATTTATTACATCACCGCCCAAGCCATCAGCGCCACTAATTACAGCGCCACCGCCGCCGCCCACAATCACATAGCTTGCGGTAACAGAAGCATTAGTACCACCACCACCACGAAGAAAAGTATTACGGAAGTACTCTAATAAGTGTCCGTCACTGCGATTATTTTGTGTTGTATTTCTAGTACTTCTTGCACCCATCTTTATACCTCTTAAATATCAGTATCGCCAAGGATTTGATAGTTCACGACACTACCAATACCAACACCACCACTATTGGGAGCAGTAACCTCTACAACAATCTTATCAGATCCAGTCATTACGATTGGATAGTTTGTCTCAAAGAAGAAAGTCTCATTAGATGCAAGGTCTACTCTTACAAGACGATGTGCGGTAATACCAACACCAGTCACAGGCGTTGAGGTTCCAGTTGGATAAATGTAAAGTGATGAGGTACAAGTCGCAAGACCAGTATTATGCATTATAACACCACGAAGGTAAGACGTAGAGGCAATACCAACACCACCAGCAGTAGATGTAATACCAACAGTCAAAATACCAACAGTTGCAATACCTGTTATGGACTGAACATTGAGTATTTTAGTTCTTTTAAGTGCCATCTTATTTTTTTTTAGTTATTTATGAGAATAATGCAACGTCAAGTTCGTTGAAGCTTGCAGTCACAGTAATCGTGATTGTTGATGCAGAACCAGTTGCAGTTGCAGTTGCACCCACAAAGTTAATATTAGTAATACCAGTTCCTACTGATGTTCCTGCACTCTTGATTTCTACTCCACTAATCACACCAGTGAGATTTGCACCACTACCAACAAAAGATGTTGCAGTCACTACACCAGTAACTCTTACATCACCAATAACGTGGAGTTTTGATGTTGGTGTTGTGGTTCCAATACCAACATTACCAGAACCATCAACTCTCAATCGTTCATTAGTAAGAATAGAACTATCATTAGCAGCACCATTTCTACCTACATTAATTGCAAAGTATTCTGTCCCCCAAGTACTTGTTGCAAATCCACCAACCAAATCAACTGCTCTTCTTGGACCTCTATCTGCTGGGAAATTTGTAAATGTGGGGAAGAAAGAATAAACACCTATTTCTCCACTTGTTACTCCAATACCTGATGCTGCAAAATTTGGAAATCCAGAACCAGTAGTAGAAAGTCCGGAAATAACACCAGGATATAAAGTTGAGGAAAAGGATGGTGACGAAGTTGCTCTAATTGCTGTGGAACCTGATGTTGTAGACCATACATCAATTCTGGATGCCGGATTAGTAACTCCAACTCCAAGATTACCAGAAACATAAGCACCACCAGATACTTGAAGTGGTTGTGATGAGGTTCCTGTAGAAGTTCCTGTTCCTACCAATATAGGTCCATTGGTGAATGTAGATATTCCAGTGACTTGGAGTTGTGTGATGGATCCTATACCACCTATAACACTTGTTGATATACCTGCTGATGTTGAAAAGGTTGCTATACCAGCATTAGAAGCATAAGTTGCTATACCTGCTGATGTTGAAAAGGTTGATATACCTGCTGATGTTGAAAAGGTTGCTATACCAGCATTAGAAGCATAAGTTGCTATACCTGCATTATCAGCATAAACTGACCTTGCATCAGCATAGTTAAAAGGTGCGGCATCTACCCATTGGGAATTAATCCCATTATCATAATAAACAAAAATTCTAGCATAATCTGCATTATACCATAAATCTCCAGAAGTTGGACCTACTGGAGCTTCTGTTCCTATACTTACTGATGCTGCACTACTAGAATCACTAACAATATTAAAAGGTGCAGCATCTACCCACTGAGAACTATCTCCATCATTATAATAAATAAAAGTTCTTCCAAGATTTGTATTATACCAAAGATTTCCTGAAGATGGTGATGCTGGTGATGCTGTTCCAACACTAACTTGAGAACCACCAGAAATACTAATATCAATTTTATTATTAGTTACAACAAATGTATTTCCAGTACCTATAAAATTGAGTGCCGTAATAATACCAGTGGTTACAAGATTTCCACCAGAGTAAATACCAATTCCTCTAATACCACCAAGTGCAGTTACGATACCAGATGCATTAATACCTGATGCATTAATTGTAACTCCAGAACCAACAACAATACTTGTTGCTGTTGCACTTCCTAATACTGGAGTGACTAATGTAGGACTAGTAGCAAATACAGCAGAACCAGAACCAGTTTCATCAGTTAATGCTGTTGCTAATTGTGCTGATGTAAAAGAACCTAATGATGTTGTGGTGTTATTAGATGTAATAGCACCAGTCAGATTTGGTATATTAGTTGTTGATGATGCAGTACCAGTTAATGCTCCAAGGAATGTAGTAGCAGTCACTACACCAGAAACTCTTACATCACCAATAACGTGAAGTTTTGATGTTGGTGTTGTGGTTCCAATACCAACATTAGATAAAGTATGAATACCTGCTGTTGTAGTTACAAATTGAGAAGAAGAACCTCCACTAATACCAGTAAGAGCACTACCATCACCAACGAATGTAGTAGCAGTCACTACACCAGAAACTCTTACATCACCAGAAACATGAAGTTTTGATGTTGGAGTTGTTGTTCCAATACCAACATTTCTAGTTTCATCAGCAACTGATATTACGGATGCAAGTTGTGATAATTCTCTGGTATTGGCCATTAACTATGTCTTTCCTATGTCTTATTTATGAAAAAAGGAGGAAGATTTCTCTTCCTCCTTCAAATTTAATTTCAACTCAAATTATTTTTTGAGTTCTTCAATTTCTGCCTGAAGAGCAGCAATCTGAGCACCTTGCTCTTTCACTGCCTCAATTAGAACTCCAATCAGACCATTATAATTAACGGTCTTGTGAGTATCACCAGAAAGTAATTGTTTCTGGGCCCCTGAAAGTGTCACTATAGTATGAGTCTGAACCAGTTGTGGTAAGTGCTCTTCAATTTGTTGAGCAATCACACCAATTGTTTCTTTTCCAGTTTCCTTCCAAGAGAAGTGAACACCCTCAAGTTTAGAAACGAGTTCGGATGCACTTTCAACCTGTCTGATATTTTCTTTGAGGTTGATATCAGAAGTAGAGTTAAAGTTTGCAGCTGCGATGTCACCAGTTGCAGTTATTGCAGCAGCACCTACCGTTCCAGTAAATGTTGGAGATGCAGAAAGTACAACACTACCAGTACCGGTACTGGTAGTAACACCAGTACCGCCATTAGCAACAGGTAAAGTTCCAGTCACACCAGTTGTTAATGGTAACCCAGTACAACTAGTAAGAGTACCAGAAGAAGGTGTTCCTAACGCAGGAGTAACTAGAGTAGGACTTGTAGCAAATACAGCAGAACCAGAACCAGTCTCATCAGTGAGTGCTGTTAAGAGTTGTAGTGATGTAAAGGAACCTAATGAGGTTGTAGTATTAACTGATGTGATTGCCCCAGTTAAATTAGGAATATTAGTCGTTGATGTTGCTGTTCCAGTAAGTCCCCCAACAAATGTGGTTGCAGTAATAATACCAGTTACATTAATATTTGACGTATTAACAAACTCTGAACCATTATATGCAAGAAGGTTTCCTGTTGTAATACCAGTAAGTGTAACATCAGTTAAATCATTCAGACTGCTAACTTGTCCTGTACCAGCACCAAGAGTTGCATAAGAAACAAACTCAACAGTATCATTCGCAAATGCACCTTCAGAGAGAGTGATTGTACTACCGTTACTTGCAGTGAATTCTCCAGAAGATAACTTAACACCATTCACAAATACATCAAGGAAGTTTACATTATATACAAAACTGAATAATGTTTGGTTTGCAGTCGCAGTAAAGGTTTGTGTTGTTCTTGTTTGTGGTAATAGGTCATTAAAGGTTTTCCAACTTACTCCTACTCCAGTAGAAGAAAGAATCTGATTTGCAACACCAGTAGTATTTGCAATAGAAACATAACCACCAATATTTAAATTAGTAACAGTTGATACTCCAGAAGAGTTAATATTACCAGATACATTTCCGGTGAGTGCTCCAACAAATGTAGTAGCAGTTACAATACCACTTGAATTAATATTACCAACACTTAAGTTAGTAAGAGTTCCAACAGAAGTCAAAGACGAGTTAATGACACCACTTCCTAAAGTATTATTAGAAAGAACATCGGTTCCATTAATCTTATAAGTCTTACCAGAAGCAAGATTAAAGTTTTCACTCGACTTTAATGATGTATTAGTATGATCGTAAGTTAAAGTATTGTCTGGTCCAATCTTAATACCCGCACCATCCGCAAGTATATCTGAAGTAGCAGTAGAAGCAATACCAACAATAAAATCGGCAAGTTCTATAGTTGTGGAGTTAACAATAAATTGAGTACCATCAACAAATAAGTCACCCTTAATTCTAACTGCACCGGTATTATCTCCAACAGCAGAAGGGTCAATTGTAATCGTTGCAGGACCAGATATTGTATTGGTATTAATTCCAATCGCAGATCCTGATGCACCAGTCACAAATTGAGCAGCAGTTATGATACCAGAGGCAACAACACTTGTTAGTGAGATATTATTATCAAGGTTAACAGTAAGAGTATTACCAGAACCAACTGAGGTAAGATTAGTTCCACCTGAGATTGTTAAGGTTTCTGTTAAGAGTTCAATATCTACTGAACCAGAGTCACTAGCAACTGTTAATGCAGTTCCAACTGCTGCTGTTGTTACTGAAGTCACCAATCCTTTTGCATTAACAGTAACAACAGGGATTAAAGTTTGTGAACCAAAGGATCCAACATTAGAGTTAACTGTTGCTAATGTTCCTGTTCCGGTCACATTACCGGTACCATTAAATGATCCACTGGTATATGCTAAGTCTCCAGTAATTGCTATAGTTCTTCCAGTTGCAAGTTGAGTAGCAGAACTGGCCAAACCAGTTAAAGCGCCAACGAAACCTGAAGTAGCAGTTATGATACCAGAAGCATTAATGTTTGTTGCAACCAATGAAGTAACTGTAGAAACTCCAGAAGAGTTAATGTTTCCAGTTACATTACCAGAGAAACCACTGGTAGCAGTTACAATACCTGATGCATTAATATTAGTTATATTCAGTGAAGTAAATGTAGAAACTCCAGAAGAGTTAATGTTGCCAGTTAAGTTTCCAGTTACATTACCAGAGAAACCACTGGTAGCAGTAATAATACCAGATGCATTAATATTAGTTGCATTCAGATTGGTAATGGTTCCATTAGTACTGTTAAATGTGGTTATAGTTCCTGCAGTACCAGTCAGGTTTGTAATAGTTCCATTAGTGCTATTGACTGTAACAGCAGTAACGATACCACTTGAATTAACATTACCAACACTTAAGTTAGTAAGAGTTCCAACAGAAGTCAAAGACGAGTTAACGACACCACTTCCTAAAGTATTATTAGAAAGAACTTCAGTATTATTAACTTTATAAACTTTACCTGATGCAACATTCAAGTTCTCTGAAGAACCTAAGTTGTCTCCAGTATCTTCAAATTGGAAGGTTTTATTACCATTACCGGATTCAATAGTAATACCACTACCATCTGCAGCTGCATCATTAGCAGCACCAGAACCAAGAACAATATTTTTATCATCAACAGTTAAGGTTGTAGAATTAATGGTGGTTGTAGTACCATCAATCTGTAGGTCACCTTTGATTACAACTAATCCAGTATTATCACCAACAGCAGCAGGGTCAATTGTAATTGTTGCAGGTCCAGAAATTGTATTGGTATTAATTCCAATTGCAGATCCTGATGCACCAGTTTTAAATTGAGTAGCAGTTACGATACCTGATGCATTAATGTTTGTTGCATTCAGTGAAGTAACTGTAGAAACTCCAGAAGAGTTAATGTTACCAGTTAAGTTTCCAGTTACATTACCAGAGAAACCACTGGTAGCAGTAATAATACCAGATGCAACAACACTTGTTAAAGAAATGTTTGGGTCAAGGTTAACAGTAACAGTATTAGATGCAGCAGATGAAGTTAAGTTAGTACCACCAGAAATCGTAAGAGTTTCACTAAGAAGACTGATGTTTTCTGAACCAGAGTCACCAGCAACTGTAAGTGCAGTTCCAACAGATGCGGTACCAGCAGCAGTTAATCTACCTTTGGAGTCAACAGTAAATGTAGCAACTTCTGTTGAAGACCCATAAGAACCAGGAGTAACTGTAGTGTTTGCTAATGTTCCTGTTCCTGTTACATTACCAGTACCATTAAATGACCCACTAGTATAAGTTAAATCTCCAGTAATTGCTATAGTTCTTCCAGTTGCAAGTTGAGTAGCAGAACTAGCTAAACCAGTTAAAGCACCAACAAAACCTGAAGTAGCAGTAACAATACCAGAAGCATTAATATTAGTTGCAGATAAATTACCAGAAACTCTTGCATTACCAAGAACATCAAGTTTTGCTGTTGGGTTATTTGTACCAATACCTAAATTTGTTTGAGAAGTTGATGGTATAATATTAATGAAAGTTCCGTCAGAATTAACTTCTAGAAAATTTGCGAGTTGGGATAAATCTCTGTTAAATGCCATGGTTTTAAGTGCTAGGGGGGGTGGGAAAAATTGTTTACATTACTTTTCTACCATGTTCGTGACTAGCACTAGGCATCGTATGATTATTTATAAATTTACCATCTCAAACTCCAAATCTTCCTCTAAGTGCTTGGAAGTTTTGTGAGACTTCTGCTGCTGTGAGTGCTCTGTTGTATACAGAAAAAGCAGCACATCTTCCTACACCATAACCTCCTGTTCCCATATTAGTAGCATCAGTAGCAAATAAAGCATAATGAGTTTGACTTGGTGGCACTCTTGCAAAAGTGGTTGTTCCAATTGATGAACCATTTATATAAGCAGTTAAAGTTGTTCCATCATAAGTAAATCCAACATAATACCAAATATTAAATGATTGATTTGAAGAAACTACCTTACTTGTAAGACCATTGTGCCAAGTTGAAAAACTAAATGCCCCACCTGCACTTATTTCAATATTGCTATCGTGGTATCCTGAATTTGGTGCTGTTTGTCCCAATTCAGAAACTAATACACCAGCACCAGTTGGATAAACCCAAGAAAAGTGAGAAACACTTGTGTTTGAAAATCTAGAAGTTAAACTTAAAGAATTCAAATTTGTATTATTTGCAAGAACATAATCATTCGTCCCATCAAAAGTCAAAGCACCTCCATTACTCGCAGAATACCCAACACCATTCACAAGAGTTCCGGTATTAATATTGCCACTCACATCAGTCCAAGTAGTTCCAGAACCAGGATAAGAAGCAGCATTTCCTGCGTCTAGGGATAATATTAATCCGTTTGAAATAATAGGAACACTAACTGCAATAAAAGTTCTTGAACCAAGTCCCTTGCTATATGGAATTCTAGTTAAAATTGGAGACATTATCTATAACTTCCATTTACACTTCCAAGTACAATATAATTTGCAGTTGTACTTGCAGAACCTACAGTATTGATTCCAGTAAAACTATAACTATCATATCCATTTGATGTAGTCACGCCAGTGATTGCTGCTGCAAGAGAACCACCAAACCATTTAATTGTTCTTGATAATCCATTCAGATTAATTGCAGTACAACTTCTTGCTGTTCCTGTATTTGATACAATCACACTAAAGGCAAGTGAGTAATTATCAAATGTACTATCAGTAGGGATACCAGTTACATTCAGTGTAATATCACCACTTGGATTGGTACAGATTGCAATATTACCACCACCAGTGTTATAAACAAGACTTACTGTGTTACCATTCACAAGTGTTGTCTTTTCAGCAACAGATTGAATACGAGAGTCTGTTACTGTAACGATACCCACAGATATATTAGGAGTACCAGTTAAACCTTGAGCATTTGTTGCTATACCAGCATTAGTAGCATAAGTTGCTATTCCAGCATTAGTCGCATAAGTTGCTATACCAGCATTAGTCGCATAAGTTGCTATACCAGCATTAGTCGCATAGGTTGCTGTTCCTGTTAAATTTCCAACAAAAGAAGTTGCAGTAATAACACCAACACTCATCCCATTGGATGAGGTATTCCCAAGTCCTAATACATTATTTAAAGTTTGAGATTCAGTGCTGATTCCTCCACCTCCCGAACCAGTGCTTGTAGTGTTATACGCAAGAATATCTACTGTTTCTCCACCAAAACAAGATTCATTAAGAACAATAGAAGTTCCACTTGTTCCGGTGAATTCACTGTCTGTTAAACGAACACCATTTATATAAACATCAACAAAACCAACATTATAAGAAACTGCAAAGGAAGTTTGTGCAACTCCTGCAGTAAAAACATTTCCGGTTCTTAATGTTGGAAATGATGCCCAAGTTACACCTATTCCAACAGATTTTAAATATTGCCCCGAAGTCCCAGTAGTTGTACCAGTACTGACTGAACCATTTAGAACTACTTGCTGAAAAGATGAAATCCCTACAACTGATAGTGTTGTTTGATTTTCACTATAAGAAGCAATTCCTACATTTAATCTTGGTAACCGACCACTGACTAACTTTGCCATTTATTTTATTTCTCTCTCTTTACTTAAGTGTTTCCAGAATACTTCCGGTAAATTTAATATTAGAAGAATTACTTCCTGATATAACCAAGACATCGTTTGATTCCAAAACCAACTTTCCATCAAGAAAACTTGCTGAATCATTAGCAGGTATTGGAAAACTTTTAACAATTTCTGTGGTAACTGCAATTCCAGCAACAGTTCTTTGATGAGAGAATGTGACTGTTGCTGTTGTATTTCCAGTGTTTGCAGCTTGTGCAAGAATAACTACAGAAGCATATCCAACTGGGGCAGTATAAATTCCAACTGAATTGGTTGATACTACATTAGTGATTGTCTTAAATATGTTGAGTGGTAGTGCCATAATTTTTTAATTAACCTCCAAGTGCTAGGATATATGGTGTTACATTTGCAAGAACACTTCTTTGATAGAAATTACCAAAGATTGTTCCTGAATTTTGATCAATGGTGACACCATCACCTATTCTAAAATTTCCTGATTGATCGGTGCTCGTATAAACAACCAACCCACCATTTCTCATATCAACTTCATTTTCTTGTATAGCAACACCACCAGTAGACGGTAGTGCAGTCTCAATTGCGGTTCCAGACCCAACATATTCAAAAGAATGACCAGAAGCAAGAATACGACTTTGTTTAAAAATAGGTACCGTTGTTCCTACACCAACTGCATATGGTAATTGTTCATTAATTGTAAATGTGCAAATACCAGAAGATGGTTGAGTGCAACTTATAATACTATAATATTTTGGTTTTACATTAACAGACAAAACTGCAGTATTGATTCCAACATCTGGTGCAGATACTGTAATTGTCGGCACAGTCTCAAATCCTCTTCCCGAAGAAAATAAACTTACTGCACTTATAGATCCATTCGTGACTGTTGCAGTTACTTCTGCAGCAATTCCCCAAGAAGTTCCTGGCGAACTAATTGTAATTGTTGGGACATTTGTATATCCAGTTCCACCAGCACCAATGGTAATTGATTCAACTTCATAATATAAGTCTTCAATATAAACTACCTGTCCATCAAACAATCTTGAAGTTCCAATTCCAGATATTGTAAAAGTAGTTGCTCCTGCATCTGCAGATGCTGTAATAATTCCAGTCTGTTGAATACTACTTACTCCATCTGCAACTAATCCATAATTACCAAAAGAAGAATTTGAGTTTGTTAAATCACATGCACCACCAGACCCACAATATACTGCAACATCATTACAAATAGTAAAGAGTGAAACTAATTGTGCGTAACCATTATTAGTAATTGAAACTCCTATTCCTCCTTGATTATATTGAGTATAAGAATCAAGAACCATGCTTTTTGTATTTCCTGATGCATGATTTCCATTTATTTTCATTCCAATACTGTTTGGAACAAAATTAGTACAGTTTTGAATGTAAGGTGATTGTGTTATATTTCCTGCGCCAGAAGGATTAAATGCAAAAATTGCTCCTGTATTTGCTGCCCCAACAAAAGACATTTCTGCAATATAATTTCCATTTGTAACATAAAAAAGATCTCCAGTATTTTGTGGAGAGACTGTAACTTCTCTTAAACTATCACCCACAATACTTACTTGTTGTGGAATATTAATTGGATTATTTTCTGAGTATGTTCCTGCCGAAACTTTAATTACTGTCCCGGTGGTTGCAATTGAAACTGCTCCTGCAATCGTTGCCTTTGCATCTCCAAGTTTTTGACCGGTATTTGTATCACTCCCATCTTTTGTAACATATAAGATGTTTGTAACTGTTGCACCAATACCAACACTTACAATATCTGTACCAATTCCAGATCTTTCTCTGCGAACAAAGATTTCTGCATCATAAGTATTGAGACTTAATTCACCTAAAGGTAACTGATCTACTGTCGGTTTCTTTCCCGGAACAGAAGATCTTTTTATTTTAATAATGGGTGCTGCCATTCAAATTCCTCATATTTGGTATATACCATAAGAATCCAATATATATTGGAAGATTATTATATATTTATCAAAATTAATTTTTGCCTAAATCAATATCTCTTAACTCATATTGTTCAATTTGAGAAGTTAAAGAATTGATTGTTTTTGTTAAACTATTAACCTGTGTTTCTAAAACAATATTTTGATTAAACAACTCAAATGCTTTTTGTTGATATGATGCAATCACGGCTGCATAGTCTTCTTCGGTCATAAAATAAGAAAGTTTCTCTTATTTATTAGAAAGTTCCACAGTCAATCGTAATGTTTTCTAGTTTTCTTGTAGTTCCTGTGCAAGAAATTACCTGTGATGCTCCTGCACAATCATTCACAAAGAGAGATGCAATCTCAATCGGTGCAAATGTCGTGACTGTAAGTTGTGGGGTGTCTACAGTTGAACCATCAGTGTCAGCAGTAAGAACACTTGCGAACTTAAATCTTGAGTCTACATGTTCCCAAATAACTGCTGATTTTTTTGCAGCACCACTTGCATGGTAATTGAAGAGAACACCCAAATCCCAAGTGGTTGCACCTGAAGGAGCAGCACCATTCACAATACCCAAATCAATCGTTCTGTCTTCTACTGTAAGAGCAGCAGTATTAACTTGAGTTGTAGATCCATTTACATAAAGGTTTCCACCAACTGTGAGGTCATCAGCAATCGTAACATCGTTACCTGCAAGTGTAATCGCAGTTGTACCATCAGATGCCTTAATATCATTACCATTAATTCTTATATCACCACCAACAACCAAATCTGTAGAGAAAGTAGAAACGCCAGTAACATTAATACCACTAGCACCAATAACGAGTCCACCAGCACCAAAGGTAAGATTTGCACTATCTTGAATAGAACCGGAAGTTCCGGCAAGAACTACTCTACCAGAAGTTAGGTCAGATACCGTTGCCGAAGAAAGAGTTGTTTCACCACCAGAAATATCAGCACCACCGTTCGCATCAATAGCACCAGTAAAGGTAGAAAGACCAGTAACACTAATATTTGTAGTCGCAACACTTACTACATTCAGATTTCTCCATCTCTTTGCATTAGTACCTAAATCGTGAGCATCATCGGTATTTGGAAGGAGACTTGAAATAAACTCACCACCGACATTAATATCATCGGTGTTTCCATCACCAATATTAATTGTTCCACCCTTAAATGTTACGACTCCAACAAACTCTGCATACCCACCAACATGAAGATTTTGCTTAACTGTAAGGTTTTTTGCAATACCAAGACCACCATCAATTTGAACCGCACCAGTATTCTCGTCACCTAAAGTATTGTTGGTTGTGTCTGTAAAAGATGCAATACCACTAAAAACCGGAGATGCAGAACCACTTGACCAACTTAGATTTCCACTACCATCATTCGTCAGAACGGAAGATGCCGAACCCTGAGACCCCGGAAGCACAAAGGTTGTGATACCTGCAAGAGTATCTGGTGACTTGAGAGTGATATATTGTATTCCATTTGCAGCACCCTCTACAAAATTAACACCACTTCCTGTAGATGCTGTATTTTTTGTCCAGTAACGATGAGAACCAAAAAACTTATTATTATTTGTGGTACTATCAATACCTACATATAAGTCATATGAATCAGTTGTAAATCCGGGTTCACCATCCCTAAGACCGGGAAGATCAGCAAGAAGACCCCTCTTAAACTGTAAAACAGGAGCTGGCATCTTTTTATACTCTTTCTACCTATTTATGATTTTAAAAGCCTCCCGCATCCACATCAATTTTATCATCTAGAGCAACATCCAGTTGGTCTATAAACTCTTGAGGAAGTTGATTATCCTCGGCAGCAGATTGTAAAACTTGATCTGCAGGAACTAAAGTATATTTTTGAAGTGATGCATCATATGTCAGAACATAGTTATCACTTGCAGGAAGATTTGAGACTGCAACGTCTGCTAAATCTGAAAGAAATTCTGCCACTACTGTTTTCTCCTGACTGATTGTAAAACTATTACCAGAACTCAATTTCACACTATGAGCACTTGACTCACTGTTTTGAGATACCTTAAAATCTGCCATGAGTAAGGTAAGAAATTTTAAATATTTATGTCGAGATACCTGCAGTCACCAGAGCCATTCCTTCAATCACTCTGGTTTTGAGTCCGGAACTGTTTGTGACCAAGATATCATAAAAATATCTTCCTGGAGTGATTGTGGAAGTAACAGTATCGGTCATCGCAAGAGCAATCACACCTGTTGCGATTGTAATCGTGGTTGAGAAAGAATAAGAAGTAGTGGACTCTGGAAACTTTTTGATTTTTGCGACTGCACTTGCACCTACTAATGAATATACAGAACCATTTGCATTTGTAATCGTAAATGAAGATGCAAAATCCGCACCCTGTTCAATTGTAATATTGACTGCTGGAACTGCCATTGTGGTTTTTTAGATATTTATCAATCAAAAGAAGTTAAAGTTCACATTCACTCTACACTTATCATCAGAACAAATCGTTCCAATAAAGGTGACATTTTCTTAATTGCAACAATTGTAAAAAATTTTATTCCTGAATATTTGCACATTTCCAATTTTCATTTTCTTCATCCCAGCAATATATCATTCCATCAGTTGGTTTAGGAATTGGAGGAGTCCAAACACCATCAATCAAATTCCAAGATGGAAACATATCTAAATTTTCATATTCTTCTTGAGATAGTCCTTCAGATGAAATTGCCATTTTATACCTTTTTAAGTTATTTATTTAAATATATAATTCTTTTGTTTTTTCTCCTGATATTTTACCTCTAGCAAAATAATTAAATGACAAACTATATCTGTTTTGATCTGATTGATTTATTCCAACATCGTGCATTAGATGAGAAGGAAAAATTAATAAATCTCCTGATTTTGGATTAAAACTCCAAGAGTGTGAATTGTATATATTCCTATTTTTTACTCCTGGATAAATTGTATTTGATGTAAAGGTTGGTAATTGAAAAGGAAAGTGAAAGGTAATTTGTCCACAATTTTCGTTTGGAACTTCTAAATATAAAACTCCACTAAAAATAGAATTTTGATGTATATGTGGTTGTGCATAATTTCCTTTTTGGTGAAGATTTATCCAGGAAGAAGTTATGTACAAATCAATTTTGTTTAAACATAAAGTTTCAAAAACATACTTATTAACATGATCATTTATTTGGCGTTTTATATTAAAAAGAGAAGATATATTTAATATATTTTTTTGTTTTGTTGAATATCCATTATCAGAGTCATATTTTAAATAATTTATTTTATCTAATTTATTTTTTAAAAAATATTGTTCTTTTTCATTAAATAAAATTTCTGTTTTATATACTGGCGTTGAAAAAAGAGGGAATATTGTAGAATTAGACATGATTGGTGCTTTTAATTTTCAATTCTTCATATCCATAATTGTCAATTTCTCCCAAAAGAAAAGAATTAAATGCCATGGATATTCTCCAATTAGATGATTTATTTTCGGGAACAGAATGCCAGATGTGTGATGGAAAAATTACTAACATACCATCCTCTAATTTTATCTGATATGTTGAACTATTAAAAACAGTTTGTTCCTCAACTCTATATTCTAAGAAATATCTAGATGTTTGACTTTCAAATTGTAAAATAGGAATTGAATTATTACATTGCACATAATAAATACCACTTAAAACACTATTTGAATGACGATGATTTCTGTGGCAATTGCCCGTGAAAGAATAGTTACCCCATGAATTTGTAATTTGAATCTTATTATCGCACTTCATTATATCTTTTACATATAAATCAAGATAATGTTGACAATGTTTTTTTAAACGTTTGAGACGACGATCTTCCAATATTCTACCACTTTTACTTGCATAACAGTTGTGATAATTATCACTTTCATCTAATTTATATTTCCAAATCACTTTCTTTTCTTCTTGAGTTAATTTAAAATTATTATCAAGAACTGAAATAACAGCGGTCGGAAAAAGAGAATGTAATTTTATATCCATATATAATCTATAATTATTTAATGTATCTGATGCCCAAACTTGTTGATAAAGAAAGAGAATTATATTTTGTTCATATACCAAGAACTGCAGGTAGACATGTCATAAAATTATTTATTGCAAATGAATGGAATTCAAAAAAAGATGAATCTCAAATTAGAGGAGTAAACCAACATCATTTACATTATCCATTATATGATTATTATTTAAATGTAAAAGATTTGCCAAAATTTTGTGTGGTTAGAGATCCATATAATAAATTCATTTCTTCAATAAGTCAAGTTTTGCATAATAATAAAATTAATATAGATTTTATACTTTCAAGCAAAGAAAATTTGTTCAGTTACTTAACTTTTGAAAAAGAGATAACAAGTTATGAAACAAATTGGTTTTTAGATCAGTATAAATTTTTATCTCCAACTACAAAAGTATGGAAATATGAAGATGGATTTGGTGAAAATTTTTTGCAATGGATAAGTGAAAATTTTAATGTTAATTTGTCAGTTAAATGTAAAAGATATACTTATGATAGATTACCAACAGATTTTTATGATAAATTAAAATGTGAGGATGAAGTAAAAAGTTGGATTCGAGAGTATTATTTCAAAGATTATCAATTATTTAATTATAACTCATATTGAAATGCAATAGACAATCTACCAAAATCATTATACCAAAAATTTGGGGGAATGGGTTTATGTTTTGTTTTGCCAGGAAAACAAATCATTCTCCCTGGTTTTGGTTTAACGATAAAAGTTTTAAAACCTTTTTTAAATTTTGTACCAGATCCCCAATGCCATTTCCATACTGGGTTTACGTATATCAAAACAGTGCTTCCTGATCTATCTTCATGATAGTTAAATTTATCTCCAGGTTTAACACAATTGACATAAAATTGTCTTAATGACCCACAGTTTGGCAATCCTCTGCTTTTAATGTAATTATCAAAATAACTTACCATAGGAATAGTATCATATGCTTTTAAAAGATCTTGATGCTCAAATCCTCTTCCAAAAGCAGCCTTTCTTATATTTGATCCTGGAGCATCTGAAGCAACATTCCAATAAAAATTGTTTCTTAAATCTAAATATGCTGCACCAAGATCTGTTGGTCCTATAAAGTTATCTACAACCAGAATGTCTTTTCTCATAGTTCCATAATCCTTTTCTAATAATAATTAATTGATTTTCTATATGAATAGATTTTATCCACCAAGAAAATTGATTCATTCTCTCGGGCAAATCTAAACAATCAGTAATTCCATTTGCATTTATAATCAAATCTTGAATAAATTTTTGAAGGGATTGGTTATTGTACTCTCCAGTTCCTGAGTAATAAACATTTTCAATACAATATATTCCACCAACAGAAAGGATTGGGAAAAGATTATTGAAAGATAAAATTATATCCGATGCTTTATGTGATGCATCATCAATAATAATATCAAATGATCCATATCTTTTTATTCTATCATAAAATTCTATTTTACTCAAATCTCCTATTTCAATTCTGATTTTATCACCAAAATTTCCCTCTATTTTTGAATTGTCTTTTTCAACTCCAACTAATAAGGATAAGTTAGAAAAATAAGATTCCCACAGTTCAAGAGATCCGCCTTTATCAATTCCAAGTTCTAGAATTCTTAAATCTAATTTATTTTTAAATTTAAAAAATTCATTATCATAAGTATCTAAAAAGTGTTTTTTTTCAAAAGGAGTTTCTTTCCAAGTCTCATTTAAATCTTTTAAAGTTTTTTCCATATTTTTTTTATTTTTTTCATACATGTCGATAATAATGTGCCCTATCACCATTTGAAAAAACATAATGAAAAAATAATTGATGATAGTATGTATCATCATTTTTAAAAATACGACTCAATTTATTATGTTTCGATTTTAAAGGATCTCTCCAGTGTGGAACTTCACATCCCATGTAAATTATTGCATCTCCGGGATTGAAAAGAATCTCTACTTCTTCACCTTCTTTCCAAAGTTCTTTCATTTTTTTATTCGTATACCAAGTTCTTGTTTCCAATTTAAAAGGCCAATTTTCTTTTAGATTTGAAGATAAGTGAATAGACACAGAAATCTCACAAGCATCTCTGTCCAAATGTTTATAAAGTTGTTGATTTGGGTAGTATATTCTATCAAGGTAATATGTTGTGTAAAGTTTTCTTCCTAATATATTTTCAATTTTTTCTTTCGTTTCATAATATAATTTTTTATATGGAGGATATTTTATTCTTGACGAGGATCCTGGTACTTGATCTTCATTCCTATGATCCCACAAATTTATGTTTCCAAAATATTCTTTTATTCCCGGAATAACATCTTTTGGATGATTTAAATTTTCTAGATCTAAAAAATTTTTAATAAAAAGATATCCATCTGTGTCAAAATTTTCATTCCGACTCCAACATGAAAGATATCTTTCTTTTTGTTGTATTTTTATTTGTTCATCAGTAAAAGTCATTTTAACTCCTAGGTAGTTCAAACTTAATATCAAATCCTATACATCTTCTAGTTATAAAGGAAAAATTTGGAGTACAATGGTGAAGGACTACTGAAGGAAAAAATAAAAAATCTCCTTCTTCAATATCATATGGAACATACCAAGTTAAATGATCTGTATAAAAATCATTAAATGGTGAAATAAAATTAGTTGTATCGTGAAGTTTTGAATTGAAATCCAAATAAAGAACTGAGGAAAATCCAAAAGAACCATGATTATGAACTGATTGATATTCTGAGTGTCTATATCTGACAGTCCACATGTCAGTTATAATCATAGATTCTTTTTTTATTTCATCCAAAAAAAGATCCAATTCTTCTTTAAAAATATTACTAAAATGTTTTATATATGATTTACCATCATTTTGCCTATCTGTTCCAAAAGTATGAAGTTCTTTTTTTTCTATATTTTTAAAATTGATTTCTTTTTTTATTTTTTTCTTTTTTTCTTTCCAATTCTGTGTTCTAACAGTGTAGATTGGTAATGAAAACATATTGTCCGATCTTATTTTAAACATTTAAGAAGCTTCTCCATTAAAAGTATACCATCCGGTCAAAATATATTTTACTTCATTTTGTCCAATTTGTCCTCTGTGCAAATGTGTCCAATCAGCAGGCCATATAACCAAAGAACCTTCCTTTGCTTCTGTACATAAATTTTGATGATAAAATTCTGTTCCTCCATTTTTAACACTATTCAAATAAAACATCCAAACAAACTTTCTATTCGCAGACATCTTGGAAGATGATTCAGAATGCCAATTAAAATAACCTTCTCCAGGAAAATATCTTTGAATGTTAAAATATGGACATAACAACCATTTTTCCATTTGAGTGAGACCTAATTCAAATCTTTTTAGATAAACATCTAAAACTTCTTTATCAAGAGATTTTAGAAAAGGGTTAAGATGTCTAACGCATTCTTTATTTGAAGAATCTTCCGGAATAAAACAAATATCTGTTGAAGATTTTAATTCTTTATTAATATCACGGTTTCCTTGTTTTCCTGGTTCCTGAAGTTCTTTATGCTTTTCAAAATATTTTATTAAATTTTTACAATCACAAGAAGAAACAATATTTTCTCCCACATATATAAAATCAAAAAAAGTTTTCATAATTCTAAAATAACAAAAATAATTTAAGTTATGATTTATGTCCTATAATTTTACCACTTCCCCAAGTAGGAACATTCATGTACCAGTACGGAGTAACTGAAGGACCTGCTGGTGGGTAAAATGAATTTGTTCCAGAAAGTCCAGGATCAACTCTACTTGACCCTCCACCACCGTACCCACTACCACTGCAATCACCACCATCGCTGCCACCACCACCACCACCATACCATCCATCATATCCACTACCTGCAGCACCCCCAGATCCCCTTCCACCAGAAAATCCACTTCCGGGTAATGGAGGAGTTCCTGTTCTGTGCGGCCCGCCACCACCACCCCCAGCAGCATTTTGAGTTCCTCCTCCACCCCCACCAGCACCTCTACAACCAGCTCCGAAAGAATATCCATTTCCCCCAGCAGGTCCTCCTGCAATATCACCACTTCCAGGTGATCCCCCAGACCCTGCTAATAATTTAACCCTATTTCTTGTCGGTGCATCATTATCAATAGTTGTATTATTTCCAGAGAATACACCAGTTATTCCACCCTGAAAGAAAGTTTTATTTGCAAGTAAAGTATATTCTCCTGCGGGATCTAATGTTTTCCAATTTGGATGCGGAGCACTTACATACCCTTGAGTTGATCCATTACCTCTTACGTGAATCAAATGATTATCAGTTCCAACCCCTTCACCAGTAAATTTAACAACACTACCAGTAGCAGCACTATTAGGATATCTATAAAGTCTATATCCCCTCAAACCAACAATATTTGGAGTCAAAGGTGCTGGAGTGCCTGGTCCTGTATAAAAATTAATCGTTGTTTGGATATCGGCTGCGGAAAAATTACCATAGATAAAAACTTCTGATCCTCCATAGGAAAAAACAGCCCCATAATTTGCTGTGCCATCAATTGCAGATGTGCTTGAATCACTAAAAGAGTTTGCGTTTTGAAATTGTGCCCCATAAGCACTAAAAATAGCAGCAATAGTTTTCTTACCAAATCCAAAACCACTTCTTCCTAAACCAAGTCGTGATAATAAAGGTGCCATAATTAGAAGAAACCTCCACTTACAATACCAAAGACTTCATAGTTTGTAGTTGTACTTGCAGAACCAACAGTATTGATACCAGTAAAACTAAAGATTGCGTGTCCTGTTGCAGTCGTTACACCTGAAAGTGCTCCACTCAAAGAACCACCAGCCCAACGAATATTTTCAGTTACACCATTTAGTGTTACTGCCGTACAAGTTCTTGCAGTTCCTGTGGATCTTGTGATAACTGTAAAACTTATAGAATGATCGTCAAAATCACTTGATGTTGGAATACCTACAACATTTACTGTTACATCACCACTTGGATTAGTAGTATATCCAACATTAGAACTTGATGAAGAGTTATAGGTAAGTGTTACGGTATTGCCAGATTGTCTATGGATTTTTTCTGCACCTGTAATAATCCTTGTTTCGTTTGGTGCCCAAGCAACATTAGTCTCAAATGCTTTTTTGGTATTATTAAATGTTAATGTCTTGTTAGTTGCACCATAAATCTGGATACCATCACCATCTGCTTGAGCGTCTGTGGTATTACCAGAACCAATACCGACTAATGGATCTGTGATTTCTAAGTTAGTAGTATTGATAATGGTTTGAGTACCATTAACCGTAAGATTACCAGATAATGTAAGTGCTACACCTACAATATTACCAACAGTAATATTAGGAGTGCCAGATAATCCAGTCGCATTTCCAGTAAGTGCTCCAACGAATGTAGTAGCGGTGGCTATGCCTATATTTTGTATATTCCTACTGTCATCGATAACAGTAGTTCCTGAAATTTTAATTGCCATCGTCGTTGATTACTCGGCTTAGTATAATATTATTTATCATTTTTTTAAGTTAAATATCGTATTACAATAACTCCATCTTGCCCCATACCAGCACTTCCTCCTCCACAACTGGCACCACCACCACCAGATCCAGCAGGACTAGGTATTGTTGGATAAGTTGCAGGAGGAGCATCTGCTGGTCTCGATGTTCCACCTCCACCTCCATGTGTACTTAAGATTGTTCCTATAGGGTTAGTAAAATTTGATCCACCATTATTTCTAGTTCCACCTCCAGCAGGAATTGTGGTTATAACACCCGGTCCAGTATATCCTCCTCCACCACCGCCAAATCCACCATTATCTCCAGTTCTTCCTGGACCATTTTGTCCAGATGTTGAACCAGGTACATAGGAACCAGAACCACCTCTCGAACTACCACCTCCTGGAGATCCACCAGGAGCACCTCCACCTCCACCACCACCGCCGCCACCAGCTACAATATAAAAAATAGCCCCTGGACCAGGAGGTTGCGATACTCCAGAAAAACCACCTCCGCCGCCGCCATTTCCAGAACTCCCATCACCACCTTGACCACCAGGATCTCCTCCGCCGTTATTTCTAAACCCAGATCCACTATTATTTGTTCCGGTGTTGTGTCCTCCCCCAGCATCTCCCCTACCACCAACATATACTGTATAATTTCCAGGAGAGAAAGTAAAAGTTCCTTTTGATATTCCTCCAGAAGATCCTGATATTCCATCAGCTGATGGGAAATCTGGTGGACCACAATCTCCTCCTCCACCACCACCACCACCACCTACCGCAATAATTTCAACATTAGTTTGTCTTCCGGATGCGGTAAAAGTTTCTGAACCTGGTGTTGTAAAAGTATGAATTGTATACAAACCAGAAGTTGTTTTTGTGCCACCAGTAGCAGAAAAAGGGACACTACCAGAGTTCTTACCAAATCCAAAACCACTTCTTCCTAAACCAAGTCGTGATAATAAAGGTGCCATAATTAGAAGAAACCTCCACTTACAATACCAAAGACTTCATAGTTTGTAGTTGTACTTAACATCATCGTTAATTGCTTGGTTTTCTTTGTTTTATTTATCAATTTTAAGCTCTTTTACTTCTTTCTTGAGTTCTTTGATTGCTTCTATCAATACTCCAATAATACCATTATAGTTGACTGATTTAACTTCACCTTGTTTTACGAGTTCTGGGAGTACTTCTTCCAGTTCTTGTGCAATCACACCATAAGAACTTCTACCAGTTTCTTTCCAGTCAAATGAAACACCACGAAGTTGTTCTGTGATTTCTAATGCATTTCCTATTGTATGAATATTCTCTTTGAGATTTATATCACTAGTGGAATTAAAATCAACTGCAGTCATAGTTCCTGTAGAAGGATTATATTTCAGTTTAGAGGTAGAAATACCTGATGCAGTAATAGTTCCTGATGTAGTTGCAGTAAAGAGGGGGAAGAACTCTTGATTTGTTGTAGTATCAATGAATACTGTAGAACCAGCACCAGTCAGTCCACTACCATTACCAACAAAAGAGGTTGCAGTCACCACACCGGTTACAATAATACCAGAAGGATTTACATTCAGTATTGATGAACCAACCGAAACCGCAGTAATATTTCCAGAACTCGGAGAGAAAAATCCAGTCTGAACATCACCAGCAAAATGAATACTTGGAGCAGATGCCGAAGCAGGAGCAAATGCTGTAGATGTAATCACACCAACATTAAAGGGTGCAGCATCTACCCAGAATGCATCAGTACCATATCCAACAACACTCTCATCATAATAGATAAAAGTTCTTCCATAATCTGGACTGTACCATAAGTCACCAGAACCAGGAGATATTGGTGCTGTGGTACTAATACTGATTGAACCACCTCCACCTCCTCCACCCTCAAAGAAGATGGTTGCAATACCAGTGTTTGAGTTATATTGTGTTGTAGAAACTCCTGCACCTTTAAAGTTAATAAAGGTGACTGCATACCCAACAACACCACCAATAGTACCAATACCAATACCTCTACTTGGATTAGAGGTTAGGTTTAGAAAGTTACCATCACCAAAGTAAGTCACAACTCCTGATGTTGCAGTAATAATACCTGATGATATTTTTACTGTTCCTAATGTACTGATACCAGTAACATTGAGATTGGTGCTCCTTAAATTAGTACTATTAAAAGTCGTAATGGTTCCTGCAGTACCAGTCAGGTTTGTTATGGTTCCAGAAGTACTATTAAAAGTCGTAATGGTTCCTGCAGTACCAGTCAGGTTTGTTATGGTTCCTGATGTACTATTCAGGGTAGTAATCGTTCCTGCAGTGCCAGTCAGGTTTGTTATGGTTCCACTTGTAGAACCCAATGTGGTAATGGTTCCCACACCAGCATTTACATTTCCACTAAATGTAGTTGCGGTAATAACACCAGTGACTCTTGCATCACCAACAACAAAGAGAGCAGATGTTGGATTTGTGGACCCAATACCAAGATTACCAGAAACATAAGTCCCACCAGTTACCTGAAGTCTCTGTGATGCTGTTCCTGTAGAAGTACCAGAACCAATCAGTACTGGCCCATTGGTGAATGTAGAGATTCCACCAATAGAAAGATTATTATAAACTGTAAAGTTAGTAACACCGATTCCAGTTGCATTCAGTGTTGCAATCGTTGCAATACCAGTTACATTGAGATTGGTATTTGTTAGATTGGTAATATTACCGGTTACAATTGTACCAACACCAGTTACATTAAGATTTGTACTGGTAAGATTGGTAACAATCCCAGTTGTAATCGTTGCAATACCACTTACATAAGCATTAGTTACACCAATACCACCATTAACGTGTAGAATGTATTGTGGAACTGTGGTACCAATACCTACTTTATTAGTTTGAGAATCTGCAACAATCAGGTTAGTATCTACTTCTAACCCATTTTTTATGACGAAATTCTTATTTACTGCAGCCATAGGTGGAGAACGCCAACCTGTTAGTTATTATTATTTATACTTTTCTAATTACAACCCTTGGTTGCCCTGAATGGCCACCTTGACGTGTGGCAACCACTGTGATCGAACCATCGGTATAACCACTTCCACCACCTCCTCCCCCCCCACCATCACCACCATCACCACCAGTAGCACCATTTGCTCCATTACCACCACCATTTAATCCTCTTCCAGCAGTTTGACGAATAGCATAACCAACTTTATGTCCCCTTTGAATTGTGTCAGTGCTAGAAGGGACTACTTGACCATTTGCATTGATTAATTTAGTTCTTCCCACATCTTGACATGGAGAATATCCACTATTCATCCAATAACTATTGGATCCTGAAGTACCACCCTTTGTACACCCAAGAGCTCTTCCTCCAGAAGTACCACTTGCATTGCTATCTCCAGAAGCAAGGGGAATGGTCCCACCTACAAGAGATCCAAAAATACCACTAGTTGTAGGTAGACTTCCTGCTGAAATTCTAATTGCTCCGGCACCAGCACCTCTACCAGATCCATTTTGTCCAGAAACATTTACTCCACCACCATCACCACCATTTCCACCATTACCAGCATTTCCTCCACCACCACAGCAGGCAATGAGAGATGCTTTTCTCCAGAGAAAAACACCAGCACCACCAGATACTTGAGGTAAAGGGGAAATCACATATTCAACATTTTGTTGTAATGTCATTTTAATTGTTGATACTCCTCCTTGTCCAGCAACGTAACCACCATTATTAGAACCAGTAGAAGCATATAAATCTATAAACACCTCAACGTCTCTTTCTGGGGCATAAAAACAAAATGCGGTTCCTTGTGGTGCTCCAGGTGATGGTTCAATAGTCAATTCTCCATTAAAGATATTGTAACTTGATAAAGATGCATCTCCACTACCTTGATTAAAAGTTTCTACATTAATAATTTGTCTTGCGGCAACAACAGATAAAGTCACGGTATTTGAAACCACAGGAGAATTTGCTGCAGTTGGATGAGAAACAGAAACGAAAACATTAGAATTTCCTGCAGGAGTTCCGGAACTAGTAGTAACAGTAAGAATGTTTGTATTTGCTCCACTAATTGTACTTCCACCAGAGGTTCCGTCTGATACTGGAGAACCACCAATATACCACTGATATGCAATATCAGTATTATTACTTGATGCTGCTGTTACCGAAAATGTTGTTGTTTGTCCTTGAGCAACTGTAGAACTTGATGGTTGTGCTGAAATTGATACAAAGGGGTTTACTGTTAGTGTTGCAGTATTTGAGAACAATATTTCATTGATTGCATTTCCTGTAGAACGAGCAGTCCCTGCAGTAATTGGAGATGATGATTGATATGCAGATGGTACATAATCTGCACTTACAAAAAGTTGTATGCCACTTGTTGTCGGACTTGTTGCACTACTCACAGTTAATGTTGTTGTTGCAGTACCAGAGAGAGTTGCCCCTAGAGTTGTATTGGCTCCATCAGACAGAGCACCAATTCCAGCAGCATACCAACGATGAGTCACAATTCCAGTGTTTGATGAAAATATATTTGTTGGATTTTGACTTATAAAATACGCAGTTGCAATTCCAATAAATGTTGCTATACCTGCATTATTGACCGTAACATCTTGAGGATTTGTAGAAAATCCTAAAATAGGTCCATTTAGATCTAAAGTTGTTTGTTTCATTTTACTTTGTTTTAGTTAGCAAAGTTTTGACCGACAACCACTCCATAAAGTCCTACACTGGTAATATTACTACCATCAAAAGTTTTAAAGATGTAAATATCAGAACGACTTGCTGTTGGAGTTACAATCGGAAGAACACCACCACCAGGCCAATAAACAGGAATTGCAGTTCCAACAGAATCCTTAAAGGTATCAATACCAACAGTGCGACTTCCTGTAGAATCCTGATCTATTTTAATCGCAAATTCAGTGGATGCAGAAGGTGGGTTGAGTAGATTAAACTGATTAATATTACTTGTTGCAGTACAAATAAATGACTGTGCCTTGGAAAGGTCTATGGTTACCTGATTTGCAACAACCGATAAGTATTCTACATTTTCACTATAGGTCTTAAATCTTGTGTGACCCTCAATATCAAGTTTTGCTCTTGGTACTGTGGTTCCAATTCCAACATTTGAACCACTTGTTGTTAGTATGGTTCCACCAATACCAACATTTAATGTTGTTGTAGTAATAATACCTGCACGAATATTACTTGATGAACCATCCAATCGGAATGACGTAGAGGTTAACATTCCACCAACAACTACATTACCTGTAGTAACTAATCCAATAAATGTAGAAGTACCATTTACGTGAAGTGATGTTGATGAAGAACCGACTGCACCTAGTTCTAAATTAAACCTTGGAACAGAAGTACCGATACCAACATTATTAAGTGCAGTATTATAGATGCCTCCAGATATTTGAGTCCATCCAAGTGCAGCAGCATTTAGATTTATAAGAGAACTACCATCACCAGAGAAATAAGATGCAGTAATTGTCCCACCAATATTTGTATTTCCATTTACATTCAGTTTATATTGATTTGCAGTTGTTCCAATTCCAACACCACCAGTTGCATTCACAGAGAAGAGTGAAGAACCTGCACCGATTACAAGTCTAGAAGTTCCTGCACTAGTAGTTGCAATTCCGACACGATCAAAAATCATATGATTTTCGGTTTCAGAAATGCTTATATTTCCAAAACGATACCAATCATTTTCTAAAGTATAAACCCAACCAACATATCCACCCCGATTTGGATCTGAATAATAAGCAATATCTCCAGGGTTTCCTGAAACTGTTGGTTGTGTGACTCCAACAGTATACTTACGTGATACTGTTGCATCTCCCTGAAGGAAAATACTATTTGCCTCAATTCCATCAGGTGCATTTGAGGTAATCTTTTGATTGAAGATTACTGGACCATCAAATTCAGAGATGAGTGTTCCGTCTGTTCCACCCTCAACACGAATAGAACGAGAAACAGAAATTTCAAGAGGAGTGAGAGCATCAAATCCGACACTCACTGCAGATAAAATATCTTCTCCGGTCACAGTCGGAATTGGAGAATCAAAGACCTGTTCTTGTCCTGTTGCAGAGTTTACTTTCTTATTTCCCACATAGAATGCACCACGATCATTCATTCCTGTAAATACAACCAGACCACCATTCACTTTGGTGGATTGTGAGAGCAGTTCTTCTTGATCTGATAGAACTCTGTCTTGACGATCTGGGAATGCTGTAGAATAATTTCCTGGACCAAATCCAACATACTCAAAGGTATGTCCCGATGCACGAATAATAGAGTGTCTTCTTAATTCAATCGGACGAAGTTTGATTCTACGAACAACAGAACCATTATCGTGAGTAGATGCATTCGTTCCATAAACTCCTCTAAAAACAAAAACAGGGTTTCCTGTGACTGTTGTTTTGATTCTCATTATTTCAGAATCAATCAGTAAATAATCTCCAATATTCAAATCTAAACTAGTGATATTTTGTATATTAAAGTTATCAACCGTTGCAGTGTTGATTGCAGAAGAAAGAGTTGTTGTAATCCCTGCATATTGTGGTTCTAATCTTCCGGCAATATTCTCATCTTCCGGAGTAACTGTTCCTCCTTGTGATCCAAATGCCTTGATATAGATTGTTTTTGTTCCTGTGGTGGCCGGAGATGTAGTTCCGATTCCAACAAAGGTTTCGAATTGAACCAGACTATTGACTTTTTTAACCAGAAAATCTGAATTAAAGAGAGAAGAGTTTGCTCCACCGATGGTAATTTTATTTCCGACTGATAATCCGTGATTCTGAATCGTGGTAATCGTTGAGATTCCAGTTACATTATTATAAGTAAGTGTAGTAATATCAATTGATTTCCCTGCATTAATTGCTCGGGAATATGCAGTTACAGTAACTCCAATTCCAGTCGTAGATGCATTTCCAACTGCTGATGCAGATTCGACCTGAAGTTGTTTTATATTTCCGGTTGCAATACCAGTGATTTTATAAACACCATTATAACCATCCAGAGCAGCAGGAACAACTCCGGCAACCGTGAGACATTCTCCAATATGATTATGAACTCCGGTTACAGTTACATATCCCCGAACGAATCCAGATGTTGTTGCGACTCCAACCACCGCAAGAGTATTTCCGATTCCATATGCAGAACCACCATCAATAATCTTGACTGCAGTAATTGATCCAGATGCATTTACAGTGATTCTTGCAGTTGCATTTGCTCCCGTTGTTGATCCTGCAAATCCGACCAATCTTGCATTATAAAGATTTTCAACTCCACCAGATCCACCACCATAAGCAATACCAGTGCTTGTAATACCAACAGATGTGATGGGATTAAATCCGTGATCGATTGTAGTATGAAAAGTATGTGCAATTCCAGTGCTAGAAGATACAATATCAGTAAGACCAATTCCTACACCAAAATCAACCAGACCCTTACTTAAACTCTCTTTTGTAATGCTACTTTGTGGGTCATCAACAACAACCTGACCGATTGGACTTGAGAGAGCAAATGATGTTGCTGCCTTTGGATCTGAAACTGGATTATCACGATTCAGTTGTGGGTATAAATTTTGAATAGGTTGAGAGAATCGCAATCCTGTAAAAGGTGCAATAGATGGACTATTAGATGCATTTACAACTAATAAGTGATATACACCATCCTGCTCTCCGGGAATATAAGGTTCTATTTGTTGAGCTCTATAAACAATTAGAGTTTCTTTGTATTGTTTGCGAACAAATCTTGGAAGTGATGTTGTTCGACTCGAAACATTATTTGTAAAAATTCCAGGATTTGTGGTTAGACCTACTATAAACTGTTTGAGACTTGAGATTCCTACAACATTATAATTAAAATTAAATCCAGAGTTGACTGTTCCCGCAGTATTTGTAGAACTTACAACATTTAGAACACTTACCTGACTTCCAATAGACAGTTCGTGAGGAAGCTCTGTATTAAAATATGCATATGTCCCATCCCAACTTGCATTTGAAATAATGCGGAAGTTTCTTAATTGATTTTCGTTTGAGATTGATACTGTTGTTGGACTAAATGGTATCGCAACTTCTGCGTTTGATGAACCAATTGTAGTGGAAGATTCTTGAATAATAAATCCGTCCAGTGGTGGTCTTGCAGATGTAACACCCGCAGATGCAGGAATTACATAACGAAGTCTATAAATTGTATCCAGAACACTTCTTGGATCTACTTTACGATAGAGATATGATCTGGGTGTAGATGCTCCAAGAGCAGTAGTTCCTAATGAAACAATCGTGGAGTAAATACTGTTTTGTGTAGATGCAGCAGAAACATTTATATACCAGTTATTTTGAGAAGTATCATACTGAATCGGATGTCCAAAACTACCAGGAGTTTTATCAACAACTCGACTTTCGATTGTAAGAATTCCACCCTTATTATTTACTGAAATTGGTGTATCATTAATTGCGTCGTTTGGTGTTTTTGCAAGTTTAATTTGTGTAGTAGAAGTTATTCCAGTTCCAGAAGTAATTGCATAGTAAATTACATTTGAAATAATTCCATCGGGTATATTCCCAGTAAAACTCTTTATACGAACCGATTCTCCTTCAATAAAAGTATGAGGTTGCGTAAATGTAAAAACATTTGAGGTAATACTGCTCACGCCTGTAGCAGATTGACCAACCTGAAAGGATTTGATTGCGATGGTCTCATTTGCAGATCCTTGAGTGTCCGGCATTACAATATTTGCCGAATACTCTTGAGACGATCCAGAACTCGAAATCAATACATTCAGAGTGTCATCTGTTTTTGCACCGACTCGGTATCCCTGAAGAACATTTTGTGGTGGAGTTGAGGCATTTGTTTCATTATAAAGATATAGACGACTTGTGCTTGCAACTCCAACAGTTTTTGCAACATCGATTCCAATAAATTCAATCGTTCCTTCGAGAGTTTCAATTTCTCTTGGTGGAATTACGTGAGTAATATACCCCACATCATCTCTTGGAAATGCATTTCTCTTGAATCCAGTTGCAAGAAGTGATTTTGATCCAAAGTTGGAGTTGGAGTTATTAATTGACTGATCTCCACCACTTTCTGCATTAAAGTGTGAATGAAATCCAATTGCAAAAATAGATACGTTCTGAATATATGCATCATTAATGGTTCGAATATGAAAACTCTCATATGCTGGTTTATAAACTGCTCTTGAATTGATACTTAAATTCTCATTTCCAGGAGTAGTGCTGTCTGTATATTGTCCGGTAGTTGTATTATAAAGAACGAATGCACGATCATCTTTTTGTAGACTGATTCCTGTAAATTGTGCAAGAACCATCGACTTAAATCCTGTTGCCTTATCACCATCCGACAGAACTCCACACATTCCATAAACAGAACGCAAGGAAACGTTAAAAATATATGGAGATGCAGAAGCAACAGTATCAGTTTTGAGAAATAAAGATGCTCCTGTGACCGAAGGAAGAGCATTTACTGGCGCATTTTGAACCTGATAAGTAATCTGATTTGTTGCAGGAACACTTGTAACAACAAACTCTCCATTATAATCGTTATCTGATACACTATTGATTCTAAATGCAGTATCAACATCCAATCCGGTTAGGGAGTCTAATGTTGCAGTAATGGTTGTGGTCGGAGTGATACCATTTCCGGCACGAATACTTGTAATTCCAATATTACCTCCTGTTGGGCCTACAATACGATACTCACCAATTTTTGGTTGAATATCAAGACCAGAAGAAGGATAATCTGGTTGAATCTGACGACCTGATGCCTGTCCATATGCAAGACCAACCTTCTCATAATACATTTCCAGATCTGTGCGATCCGTAGAATATGTCTGAAAAGCATCACTAATACTTACATCATTTACACCATCTGCATACTCAAAACACGAAAGTTTATGATGTGAAAAATTGGGAACAAATAAGTTGTCTGTATAATCTGTGTAACACTGTCCATTTGGATCTGCATCAAACAGTGAGAACTGCCAGAAATAACAAGTACCAGTAACACGAAAGATACAAGACCTTTCAATATTATCATTTGTTGGGTTTGGTACATATTTGGGACGGATTTTTGTTTTTCTTAAATCCAGTCCAACAAGTGAAGTACCACGAGGAATAATCACACCACCGTGAATACTGTTCAGTTTATAAAGTTGATTATCGGGAGAAGATAAATCAAAAGTCGTTGTTAAATCAAAGGGTGGGAAATCATTAGAGGTTTGTCCATCACGAAGTCTATAATTATTTGCACCATCCGGAATCCAACCAGGACGATTATCAATAATATGATCTCCGGGATAAACAAGAATCGTGGTCTTATCAAATCTATCATTATCCAGACCAATTTGATATGAAAATCTTGCGGATTCAACCAGTGCTCGTTGAATTGTTTTAAATGGACGTGTTAAACTATTTCCTTGATTTTCAATACTATCAGTTGAGTCAAGACTACTAGGGTCAACGTATAAAATTGTACCACGTACTGACTTAAGAAAATTATCTAATCTGGAGAGACCCATTTTTTATTACTTATAGTTTCCGTTATAAGTTATTTATCATACAACAAAACCTCCTTCATTGGAGGTTTTGGATTTACAAAAAGAAAGTTTAATATCTGGATATTTTAATGATAAGAGCACATATCATTACAGAATAACTTAAAAGAAATGCGTGAAAATAATCCACGAGTAAAAATTCTTGCTTACTCTTTTATGTATGATTTTTGTGAGTAATATTACTCACTTTGTTTTGATTTACTGATAAGATATTCAACAGTATTTGCAACATCGTTCATCGCATCACGGAGATTTAAACTTTGCCCCGATTCCATATCAAAAGTGGATGGGTCTGTAAGTGTCCATCTCCACTGATTCATATCTTTATTATACCAGAGATTTATGATCATTTTTATAGAATTCCAGGTTAACCCAATTCAGAAGAGCATTTACTTCTGCCCTCTTTTCTTCAGTAAAATCATTACCTTTACTGAATAAGTAGAAATCTAGTGCTTCGAGAGCAAGTTGTCTGTCTTTTTGTGATAGTAATGACATTTTATGTTTTATCAGGGGCCTGTATATACTAATTTATCTTCTTCTAATGTACTACGAACATATTGTAATACATTCATAAACTCATCTACAGTGTCACAGGACACTTTCTTCTCACCACCTTCGTTAGAATACAAATATACTGTTCTTTTGAGGGTGTCTACAACGCATCTTGTCAGATACTCTTCTTGCATTTGAGTCATTTTGATTGCTTATGTATTATAGGACACTGGGGAGGTTTTGTCAAGGGATTTATCTCAAATTTAACCAATCTTGTCCCGGATAATCTTTGACAGATATTCCCTCATATTCAACAATCAATTTTTCCATATCTTTTCTTTCTGCATAAACAGTAAAATAACAATTTGTTGGTCCACTTTCTCTATTTTTGATTATGATTTTTTGTCCCCAGACTATTTTTTCCACATAAAGTTCTTGATAAGTTCCATATGGTGTTAAGTTTACACTTATTGACTCTAGATGAATCAAATCTTTCCAATATTCTGGAAGTTCAATTACATTTGTATCTTCCAATTTTCCACGAAAATATACTGCAATTTCTGGTCCTTCTAAACTAATATATCGCAGACGATGTGTTTCTGGTTTGGAGGGATGTGGAATATCAAACGGTTTTGCAGGAAGTGCTTTTGCAAGATTAATGTCTGAGATTATGTTAACACCAGAAACAGTTAATGTTCCAAGAACATTTAAATTTAGATCAATAGTTACACTGCCATTAAAATATGAAGTTGTTGCATCAACGAAAAATTGTGTAATCGGACCAGTGCTTCTTTCCAAAGTTACATTTGCAGTACTTGTACCATCTAAATGTAAGTAAACATAATCTGATGGAGTACTCAAGAGTACCATTGAGACATCATCTAAATTAAATGTTGGGTCCTCAAATATATTTGTAAAATCATCATTTTGACGAAAGGTATATTGTGCTCCGGGACCCGAAAATGTTCCATAATTCTGAAATGAAAATGCCATTATGCATCAACCTCAGTAATCAATATTTCTACATCTCTTCTTGTTGCAAAGATATGATAAAAACAATTGATTGGAATTCCAGATTTGGACTGAAGATAGACCTTATTATCCCCAATTCTTTTTACAATAATATCCTGATGTGCTCCAATTGGAGTGAGAGAGACTGTAATAGTAGTTTCATCAATCAATTTTGTCCAGTATTCCGGGAGTTCAATTTCTGTTCGATTCAGAACTTTTCCACGACAATATACTGCGTTTTCTGGACCTTCTAAACAAGAATGAATGAGTTTCTTTTCTGGTTTCGTAGGATGGTCAATAATAAAGTTTTTGATTGATGCCTGAAGAATTCTTGTTCTTACAATATCTGCCTCAATAAACCTTGATTTTAGAAGTTCATCAACTCTTACAAATTTTTCAAACCTTGCCATTAATTTACACCAAAGAGAATATATTGGTGCAGTTTTTACATCTTCATTTGCAGAAATTCCGACCATTAGTGATGCCTGTGCGGTTGAAAATTGTTGTGCCGCACCAACCTGTAATGGTCCTTCTACAAAAGAAGAACCTCTGATTTTTGTGGGACCAACTCCAAGTGCAACTGGTACACCAGCACCTACAACAAGTTGTCCACCTACTGCAATATCATCTACACAATCTGACATTTGTTTTACCTCTTATTTACAAGATTCTTTAGACTGAAAATCCTTTCCACCAACCTTACTATCTTTGACTGCAACTGCATCAGTAATTTGACGAATCATTGATGAGTATATTTTCATACCACTATTTGCTGCCATTTCTACATTTCCAGGACTTGCTAGTTTTAGAAAAGTCTTGGCATTTACCAAAACTTTTTTTCCGTCCATTTTTATATTTTCACTTGCATTCATTGTAATATTTCCCTTGCTTCCTCCTTCACCCACAGCAACCATTTCAATATCGGTTGCTTGCATTCTAATTTTACCATTTCTTGCAATAATGTCAATGTTTCCATTTTTTGCACAAATCACCAAAGTATCTTCTGCCTCCTTTTTATCTTCTCCCGATACGATTGAAATTCTACCTGGAGCAGTGATTTGAGTACATGCTTTTCTGGGACCATCCTTATCTAGAACAATCGAATGTCTTCCATCAGAAGCCTGAATTAAAACATCTGCAATTACATCACCTGGTTTATGAAGATGACCTAAAGTAATTGATCCATGATCATTACTTCCAATACAATTTGCAGTATATGTTTTGTGAGAAGTTGTGTTACCAGATCTATCGTTAACAGTATTTGTTGCAGATGACATTAGATATAAAAATTAAATGAGGTTTGTGGGAGTTCCAGGAATATTAAGTCTGGGATTGTTGCTATTGTTATCGGTACCAAACTTCTCAATTGCACTTGGAGCAGTTGTGACTTCTGCCGTGATGCTTTCTTGAAGAGTATCATAAACACGAATGAGTGTTCCGACTGTCTTATAGTATCCTGCATAACGAATACCATTTTCATAGAAAACGGCACCATAATAAGGTCTTCCATCTATGTATCCAGTTTGTTTGAGACCAACAAGATCGGTAACCTGAATGAGTTTCTGATTGTCTCTGGTCAGAGCAGGATCAATCGGATCTCTTACAACTCTGAATACTGGTCGGAAGGAAGCATTCACTCCAGTATCCGATACCATAGTGATTGTAGGAGATTCTGGGAAACAAGTACCATTATCTAGAATTTTGACTCTAGAGATTCTTCCAAAAGAATCACAAACATAATCTAAAATTACACCATTATCCGGAACAATTTGAAGTTCATCTACTCCACAATTATAGTTGATTCCAGGATTTTCGACAACTACATCATCAAGTATTAGACAAACAGGATATTGTGGTGGAGGGGGCAATTCACCTGTTGGTGGTTGTGGTCCTGGTGGTTGTGGTCCTGGTGGTAAATCTACACATCTTTGAGTTACTGGGTCATATTTCTGACCTGGAGGACAATCAATCGGTGGTGTGATACATTTTTTAGTGACTTTATCATATACTTTATCATCTGGACAAAGATTGATACATTCTCCGGTTTTTGGATCCAGTGTTTGACCTTCAGGACATTCTTTGGGTGGAGGTTCACATTTTCCGGTTTCTGGATTCAGTTTTAGTCCAGGAGGACAGGCATAACCATTTCCAGGATCTTCTACAATCACTCTTGATATAATTCCCTTTCCCTTAACTAGTTTAGGACAGGGTGGTGGAATTAAAATCGCAGAAACACCAATAGGATTTGTTGTCCAGGGAAGAGGAGCAACTTTACTGACTGATGAGTTTTTAATAATCTCTACAAAAGTCACCACAGGATTTTCTCTGAATCCAGTATTTGGTACTCTAATATTTGAAAGTTCTAATTGTACTGTTCTTTTTCCTTTTGTTGCATTAAACAAAAATGTTCTTCTGTCCTCAAATACCTTAGCCCTTCCTACCTCTACTCCATCAACTCGAACGATTACTAAATCATCTGCTAGTGCAGTTAGATTATATTTACCATCTTCAGGGAAATCAACATTTCTCCAAGTCATAATAAATGTTTTTCCCTGAATTTCTTCTGTTGGAGTCAGAGTGTTCTCAAAGAACGGAGATATCAAACCAGGAACATAACTTGCAAGAGCAGGACCTTCATAAGTCACACCATCTTTATTTGTTCCGGAACCATAAGGTCTTGTTGCAATTTTTGTGTCGGTATTTGCAGGTGCTGCATTTGGTATTGCAGTAGGAGCATAAAATGCAATACCTTCACTTACATAACCAAGTGCAGGTAATGTTGGTATTTCATTTGTATCTGCAGTATAAAAATGTTCTCCTGGAATCGGACCAGATCCACCAACTCCAGGAGGTCTATAAAATCTAAAAACTTCAATTCGATCTGGTCCTGGTTGTGAGTATACAAGACCAACAATTCCTTCAAAGGAATATCCACTTCTTATTGCAGAACTTTTTTCACCACCATCAATTGTATATAAGTGATCTCCACCATTAAATAAACGATACACTGGAACTGTTCCGGCAACATTTGTAGATTCTTTAAACATCTTCCACGCAGAACCTTGAGAATTTTCAGGTTTTAAAAGATTTCCTTCTATAAATTCGTTTGCTGGATTAGTGGTAAAAAAGTGTGTTGCACCTGCTGGTCCACTAAAATCTTCAGTATAATACCGAAGCATATCGACCAGTATTATATCACTCACCGATGGTCCTGCGGATGGAACAGATACTTCCCAATCTCTGGTACTAAAAACTTTGATTGGAATATCAAATGCTCTTTCTATAGGTGTATTAAAAACTTCAACTTCAATTTGATGAGATCCTTTTTCCAAATAAACTTTTTCTAATCTTGGATTGGATACACCAAATGAATCTAACTTTGATACTTCTTTTCCATCAATTAAAACTCTTCCACTATTATCTACAGTTCCACGAACTCCATAAAATCCAGGATATGGAAGTTCAACAGTCCAGGTGTTTATAAAATTAACTCCTGCACTATCAGTTTCATCAACATCAAATGGTGGAACTGGTGAGATTGCATACCGATTCATAAATTTGGACCAGGCAGTTCCCTTGGTTGGATCACCTGTAGTACGTCTCACTGGATACCACTGTTCCTTTGATGTTGGCAATCTTGTTGACCAGATTGGACTTGGAGGGCATCTTCCAGTTTGAATTGGTGCTGGTTCTTTTGGAACAGGAAGTGGTGGGGCATCAATACTCACCGAAATTCCCATTGGATTTTCATTAAAAGATTTTGGGGATACAACTTCTCCGGTTGTAAATGTAGTCTCAATATTGACTGCAAGAACCATTGGGTTTCTTATAGCAATCGGTCCAACTTCAATATTTTCTAACTCTGCACGAATCGTATAGTTTCCTTGATTGAATGTATAAACTTGATCTAAATCTGGATTTCTTTTTCCTGGTGCATAAAAACCTTCTTTACGAATTAAAGTTTCACCAATATAAAGAGAGACATTATCATCCACAGCAATTTGAATTCTATAATCACCAGTGACCGGAAAGTTTATATTATTCCAAATAATAGTATGAATTCCTGCAAATGATTCAACCTGTGCCTCTGCACTTGAAGTATCAAAAGGACATACACCATAACGATCAAGTAAACCCGATGTGAGTGATGCTGCTGGATTTGTTCTCCAAAGAGTACGATTTGCCTTTGAGATATAATCGACGGTATTAAAAATATTTTCATTTCGAATCGTAGATGGTGCTGATGCTCTTGGAACATCTACAGTAGCATTTCCTACAACCTCAAATACAGGTTCTTCGATTTCTACATAAGTTGATTTTCTTACAGTTGATGATGTGGTGATTGGTTGAGTAATTCTTCTAAAAAATCCACCTGAAGTTGTGAGAGTAAAAGAAGTAACTCCTTCATATTTAATAGGAGTATAGTTATTATTATCAGGATCTTCTGGTCTAAATTTATCAAGTATTGCAAAGGCATTCAAAGATTCCTGAAATAATGTACCAGCAAATCCACTTCCTTCTCCTTCTGCACCTCTACCAGTCAAACTTTGAATGTGAGATATATACGGAACCCAGGATTGGTTTGATCCATAAAATGCAGTATTTTGATTCAGTTCAACATTAGCATCATTAATCATTCCGGCAGCCATTCCAATAAAAAGATCAGATCGTTTATACTCTGGATTTGGAACAATCGTAATCGGACCATAAAGTCTTCCTCCCTTCAAAAATACTTCTCCTCCAAAATCACCACCCAGAGGTCTTGCTCCAGGACCTACAGTAATTGCCTTTCCTGCAAATCCATCAGTTCTTCCTTCCACAATACCAACTTCAGGGATATTAAGTGATGGTCCATCAGTAAATAATGTTCCAAAATTACAATAAACTTCTTCATCGGCACGATATTGAGTTAAATCAAGATAAATTCCAGGTTCAATTGTCGTTGTAGTCGTATCAAAACCAGGTCGTCTAATTACATCTGGTTTTTTATTTTGTTTTCTTTCAACTTCTAAAATTGGAAGATTTAATAAATCAATACGAATGTTATGTGGACCTGCCTTTAATTCTTTTTTTGTTGGTCGCACCGCATCATTAAAACTTCCAAGATCAAATAATTGAATATTATCTACATATAATTTTGATACATTATCACATAATCCTCTAAAGGTATATTCTCCATCGTATGGAAAATCTACATCCCAATCAAAGACAAAAAGTTTTCCTGCCTCATCAGTTCCACTTACATTTGATGGTGGAACAGGTGAAATGGCATATAGATTCATAAAATCACTCCACCTAAAGTCTGTGACGACATATGGAATGTTATATTTTTTACCCGCAGCAGTAATTGATTTTGGTGGAGTTGATTTTGTCGTCCAAAATGGATTACTTGTTTTTAGAAGTGATTTTTGATAGGCATCAATCTCTTCACGAATAGGATCTTTACCAACATCTGTATAAGTTTCAGGTTCCCAAGGACCTAAATCTTCACCATTAGGACCCCAATTTCTACCATATCCAACAGTTGTATCTGGACAGATTTCATAATCTTCAAAATCATTTTCGTCTTCAAATGTTACGAAGGTTTCTGAAAGTTCACCGAGTTCTGATGACAAAGTAGCACCACTGCCATACTGACATTCATCAATTGCTCTCACTATAGGTGGATATTGATATCCAAACCCACCTGTAATTACATCAACTGCCAGAATCGCACCATCAACTCCTACGATTGCATTTGCCTGAGCACCAACACCACCACCACCAAAAAATTGAATTCTTGGTGGTCCTTCTCCACATTTTTTACGAGTCTGAATTCCACTACAAGTACTTGCAGAAGAAACAAGAACTTCTGGAGTCAGGGCATTAACTTCATTAATATTTAAATATTGAATTGAATTATTTGCATCTCTAAAAATAAAGGCAGTTCCAGGATTATCTTTTGCATAATCATTTGCCTCACAAATACTAACTTCTACAACATATCCTAAAATCGGATCAATAAGTCCAACTTTAATGTCATCCTCTGAAACATCCTTAAAAATCTGATCAATTAGTTGATTGATTCTCGTGTTTTTAGTATCATATGATAAATTAAGAAATGATTCTTGAGTTGCCATTATTTAAAATTCTTACTTTTTTCTTTCATATACCTATTTATCCATAATCTCTATAATCTACGTCTTTGGTCTCTGATGTCGGAGATGCATATGGAACTTCTTCTGGGATAGTTACAGATACAGGGTTTTGTGCAGATGCTGCAACAGCAGGAATTCTTGGTAACTGCACTTCTTCACTACCACCAGAACCCTCCTGTAAAGTATAATAATCTGATGCAGGACAACTTAATCCTAAATCACAACCAAAAATATTCACACTCAAATTTGTAAAGTTCATTGCAGCAGATAGACTTCCAGAAATTCCATTTACAATTCCAGAGATGTCCGAAATTGTTCCACTCACATCGGACAGAAGTGATTGAATGTCTTCTAAAAAATTAGATACACTATTCAGAGAAGTATCAATTCCCTCAACAATTTGTGGAAGATTAAGTGCAATCATTTGCCCTGTTAAAATTTCTACAGAACAAATCGGAGTGGTTGTAGTATACCCATTTTGAATAATGGTTTTTGTATCAAGTGTAGAATTTGATCCGGTTCCTGTCTGATCGTTTAAAAATCCCTGAACCTGACCACAGAGTCCATTTGTAATTTTACTGAATAAACAATTAATCAATTCGGTGATTTTTTCACGAATATCAAAAAACTTAAATCTTAAGTTTGGTGGTATTGCATCAGTTGCTGGTGCAAGAGCACAATTTATTTTTTTGAGAATATATTCTAAAATCTTATCAAAAATCATTTTCAGATATTTTGCAATAATACAAGCAACATCTGCAATTAGTTTTTGTATGTCACTAATAAGAGTTGAGGCAGCATCAACATAACTTTGTGCTGCTTGTAGAACACTATCAATTTTCTTTGTAAGATTATCTATTTCTGTCTGAATTGCTTTCAGTGCAGACCCAACCAAATCGCAAGGATTTAAGATTACGATCTTTTCCAAATACATAGTGTTTCTTTGTATATCGGCAACAGACATAAGATGTGGATTATCTGGTTGCTCAATCGTTGCTCCTGGTTGCGTAGGAGAAGTTGGTGATTGAGATTCTGCTGCTTCTGCTTTTGTTGCGGCAACTGTTCTTTCTCCAACTAATGCTTCTGTTGCTTCTTTTGATAAACCTCTTGCTGCTGCTTCTGCTCTTGCAGATTGTGCGGCAGCAAACTCTCTTTTAGTTGGTGTTCTTGATGGATCTAGACCACCAGGACCCGCAGTTACACCAGATTTAGGACTTGCAGGTTTTGATCCAGGTTTTTTTGTTGTAAGTCCATCAGCAGGGACTTTGATATTAGGATCCGGATCTTTTCCTTTTGAATATCCACTGAAAGGTTTATAATTCTCTGGTTTAGTATTCAGTGCTGTCTGGGCATTATTACCGAGCACTCCCATAATTACAGGAACTTGTTGATCGGCACCATCCAAGAAGAAGCCAAATACAAAGTTTCCTTGACGAAGTGCCGAAGTTGCTCCAGACTTTGCCTGACCTCCACCAGCAGTAATTGGATACATTACCTGGGCCCAGGGAAGTTGATCCGAATCTATTGATTCTTCTTCTTGATCGTGAAGACCTATGATACGAACTTTATATCTTCTTCCCCATCCAGGAACATTGTTCTTATCATCAAATTTACCAGAAACAATATTATCTCTCCAATAAGAATCATCGGCAATCTGTCCGATCCACCAATTAAAACTTGCTCCTAAAAATCCAGAGTTAAATAATGTTCCTTCGGTCATTTGATGCTCATAGATATAATTTTTTGATTATGACTATTTAACAGGTTAAGATCAATCATTTGTGAAAGATCCAGTTTTACCAAGTGAATCACGAACCAAGGTTAATTTTGTATATCCACCCTTTAGTATATTAATATAGTGACAGAGGTCGGCAATCAAATAATTACCACCAAATTGTTTATTAAGTTCTTGAGTATTCTTATTTGAAAGTTCTGGAGAATCTATAAAAATTATATCTCCTGCGTGTAAACTAAAATCTGCAGTAATTGTAATGTTTGTCTTGGTATTGAACATTTGATTATATCTCATTACAGACTGATTTAAAATATTTTTTGGATCAAAATTTGGTTCTGTAGATTTTGTAATTTGTTGTTTCGTATCTCCTGTAGGTAAAGTTCCTTTATCAACTAACATATATTGAGTTCTTGAGTATTCTTGTTTTTGACCTTCACGAATAAATCTTGGATTGAGTTTTGGAAGATTTTTTCCTGCAAGTTTAAGATTTTGTTCTGTTTCCTCAGCATCTTTGGTGATTACCTCATAATAACAATTAAAAGGGTCAAAAAGAATTGTCCTTGTTGAGTAAGTTCCCATTGATAATTTTGATTGAATATCACCACTTACATCATCAACACTATGTTCTAAAATTTTTGCAGAATATCCAGAGGGAAGATTTTCACCAACACTATCTGGAGTTTGATTGTAAATGAAAGATTTCTTTTTTTCTTGACTTAATAAAGAATCAATAGATTTAAATTTAAATCCCTCTGAAGTTTCATAGAAAAAATATCCTGCAGTATTTTGTTTTGCTCCTTGAAGAGATGGAATTGATTTTTTTGCTAACCATAAAATAGAGTAAAAAGGTCTTTTTTGATTTCCAATAAAATTATAAGTATTTTCTGTTGCCTCAATATCCAATTTCTTTTCTGTTCCCAGATATTGTTTATCTGTTAAAATTTTTTTGACGTGTTCTGAAATTTTACCATCAAATCTTTGATTTATCTTTGTTTTATAATTAATAATTCCCTCTTCCGAAACCAAATCAAGAGTTACCACAGATTTTGTTGTGTCTTGTCCAACCGGAACAATTTGAGTTACAAACTGCTCAAACTCAAGTTTGACATCATTACCATCGGTGATTTTAATTTTAACAGATTCTGTTCCCTGAAGTGGAAGTCCTTCAATTAATGTTTGTGTAGTTTGACCTTTTTGAATTGTTTTTCCGGTATCTACATAAATGATATTTGTGCGAATTGACGGTTCAAGAATGCTTTCATAATAATAAATGTCCGTAATTAAATCTACAATATCTTTTTGATCACCACCAGTATTTGACTCAATGATACATTGAGCAATGTTGACTTCTCTGACTTGTCTTAATACAGTTTTTTCTGATGCCATTTGATTAATGTCTGTTATGCATTTGCATATTGAGTATCATATGTTGTATCTATACTGGATGAACGACTCATACCACCAATTGAACCAGAATTTCCTGTTGGAATTGGTATTGGAATCATTTGAGGATTATTCATTACAATCACCGTCTGCTCTGCACCATCTTCATATCCCGCATAAGATTGAAGAATGCTCATTAATTGAGTCTTAGTTTTTGCAGCATTCAAATATTCCAAGAGATTTGGTGCAAGGAAATCCAATCCCTTTGTGGTGTCAGCATCAAAAACAAATTCTGGTCTTCCGTCTTCGGCAAGAGTTGCAAGAGTGGTTTTTGTAACTCTCCCACCTTTTAAGTATGCTCCTATTCCTAAAACTTGTCTTACCTTTCTAGATCCAGCAAATTCTTTTTGTCCAATTGCACCAGACCCACCCCATTGACCCCCCGGAACATCAACTGCCAAATTTTTACCGTGATATCCAGGATCTCCTGCTCTATATTCACTTCCAGTTTCGATATTTGCTGCTCTTAGTTTTTTCTTTGCTATTTCTTTATCTGCAATCGTAGCAAAAGCAATATGATCATGATAATTTCCAGGCAATCCATGACCAGCAAGATCATAATAAAATTGTTGCCCATCTCCTTTATAATTTACATCTCCAGTAACATATTGAACAGCATTACCTTTACTTCCAATATCTGCAGATGGTAAATTATATCCGTTTCCAGTTTTACTTTTATATTTTTCAAGACTTTTAATATACTCTGCGTGTATTTTGGGTCCTTCTGTGTTTTGAATATATTCTGCAGGTCTCTCCCATTTTCTCATAAACCAATCTGCTGCTTCTTGTGGTGAAGAAAACTTCATAGCAATCCACTGTGGACCTGGTTCTCCTGGTTCTTTGAGAGCATAATCAATTTGACCCTTCCAATTTGTTTTATAGTTTGGAACTGCTTTTAAAAAATTACCTTTTCTTGGTTCATTAGTATATTGAAATAATCCAACTCCACCTCCACCACCTTCTTCTTCAACTCCAGGTCTAAATCCACTTTCTCTGGATATATTTGCCATCAGACCCAGAGCATGGGTATCGTCCAGTCCTTTTGAAAGAAGATATTGGTATATTTCACCCTGAAGACCTTCTGGAGAATATTCCCCGGTTCCCATAGCACCTTCATCAGGACCAGTTTTCTTTTGACCAGTTTCCTTTTCTCCTTCTTTTAACATCAATTGCTTTTGCAACTCTTTAATTGCAGCATCAACCTTTGATGAAATATTTTCTTCTAAAGATTTTGCGATTACATTTGTTGTATCCTCACCACCAAACATTCCTGCCTCTACTTTTCCACCACCAGCATATCCGGCAGTGCCTCTAAAAGTATTCTGCATCCATCCGGACAATTCTTCTGCTGCCTTCATATAATCCACAGAACTTGGTTTTTCTCCAAGTTGTGCCTTGAGTGGAAGTGCAAAAAGTGCTCCAAAGGAAGGAGTTTTTGTTGCAATATTATAAGAAGATTGCATATAACCAAGAGGGTTTACATTTTTACCCTTATCCTTTGTTGGCACCTCTGGAAATATCTTTTCAATCTTTTTCTTTCCACCAATAGAACTACCAGGTTTAACTTTTGTAACCTGAACCTTTACTCCTCTTTTAACAGGTTTCCTTGATATGGTTCTCTTAACTGCTCCTCCAACGATTTTATTACCTCTGGTTACTGGAGCAGGGCCACCACCTGCTGCTTTTACTGTTTGAGATTTTTGTGCTTTTGGTTTTTTACCACCAAAGAACATATCATAAAGTGCTCCACCAAGTGCATCACCAGCAATTCCACCAATTATACCACCTACAAGATTTCCTGCAACAGGGACTACTGTACCAATAGCAGCACCAACAAATCCAAGAAGACCTGCACCGATTGCTTTAAATGCTGCTCTACCTGGGTCTTCTCCAAGAGCAACAGATAAACCAAAATCAATTAGTGCTCCAATAATAGGAAGTCGTTTTAGAAAAGGTTTTGCAAATCCAAGAACTGCTTTCTTACCACTTCTCCCAAGGATTCTTGTTGCCAATCTACCAGGTACTTTATCAATTCCTTTACCAAAAAGTTTACTTCCTTTAATTTCCCCAAGACCCAATTGCCTTTGTGATACTATTTTTCCTTTCGAAATGTATCTTTTCTTGAGATTTTCAAATGCTTGTTTTGGAGTTTTACCATTTGATATTTCATTATCATATATTCTTGCAGCAGCATCTCCGTGTTTTTTTCTTATGAATGCTCTTTTTTGATCATATTCTTTCCAGAGTTGTTTTCCACTTTTTAGAGGACCTCCACCCTTTCCACCATCAGGACCACCTCCACCCCCCATACCTTGAGTAGAGAGGGCAAGTGCTGCAATAATCGCAGCATCAATCACACCACTCACGGCACCAGTAAAAGTATCAAAGATTTTTAATGAAAAGTCTCCACCAAAACTTTTCATAAATCCACGAGTCGCATCTATTGCCTTATATCCCCAATCAATAAATGTGACTACTTTATCTAATATATTTCCACCCAAATCTATCATAAACTCCATCACATTTCCAATAATACTTACAATACCTACAAGTTTTGGAAGATGTGGTAAAAGTTTAATTGAGATATATCCAAGAAGAACTGAAAAAAGAAAGTTCTTAATTCTATCCAAAAACCCAAGTTTTGGCATAGAAGGCATTTTTAGTTTGTCTTTTTTTTCTTCTGGTTTTGCCTCTAACTTATTTTCTTGTTTTTCTGCTTCTTTTTTTTCTGTTGATTTTCTTTTCTTTTCAAGTTCTGACTGCTTTATAAGTGTAGAAGTCTGAATTAAATCACGAACCTTAAAGACTTGCTTTTTGATAATAAACAAATCACTTTTAAGTACACTAACACTTTCTTCCTGAAGACTTTCTGTAGATATTTTTTTTGTAGATATAGATATTCCTGGTAAAAGTTTTGTTGGATTTATTTTTGCAGGAGATAACTTTGGAGTTTCCATATCTTACTTAACTCCAAGAACGGCAGCATTTCTTCTTCTGCTTTCAGAATTTGGATGTACTGCACTAAAAGAAGGGACTGATGGAGATGCACCAGAAGAAGTATTTAATTTTGGTATACCACCAGGTGATGTTGCATAAACAACCTTTACTTTTGATTTTGATGGTGGGTTTATTTTTGGAACATTATTTTGAGTTTGTATCTGAGCAGGATTTAATTTAGAAGATGCTGAAGGTTGCTCAGCTAATGCTGAGGGAGACATTATTGATGAGATTGCTGAACCAAATTTTTGAAACATATTTGGTTGATTTTTTGCAATTGGAGTCGTTATTTTTGATGGTGCTGTGGTTTGTTTTGTCAGATCTTTGGGTCCAGATAGTAAAAGTTTTTTTTCGTTTGCAATTCTTTCTGCACTTGGGCCATCACGAGTAATATTATTTGCAACCTCAACCATATTTCCAGATTTAATTGCCGCAGATAATTTTGGATATGCTCCTAATGGTGCATTTGGTCCTGCATTATATCCAATTGATAGAATTGCAGATTGTTGTTGAGGAGACATTTTTGACCAATTTGCAATTTCTTTAGAATATTTTTTTGCCAAAATTCCAATATTATTTGCAAGTGTCTTATCTGCATTTTCTTTTGTAATTGAATCTCCTAATTTAACAGATTTTGTCCCACTTGTAATCCCATCATAAAAAGTTGCTCCCCAACCTATTGTTGGAATTCCTTTACTATCTGGATATGCATAAATTTTAGTCTTTGGACCAATATTAGACCAGTCAGTTCCACTAACTACACTTTTTCCTCCAGGAACAATATAGTCATTTTTTCCTGGAGATAACGAAGAAAGTGCCTCCTCTTTTTTAATTAAATTTGCAGATATATCAATTGCATTATTTCCTGAACCTACATTTACATTAGAAGAACTGGAAGATGATAAATTAATTGGAGATAATGTAGGAATCTTTGGTTCAATAGGAGAACTTGATGATTTATTCATAGGTTTACCACCAATCATCCCACCACCAGCAGCATAAGTGGTTCCAGAAACAATCTTTGGTTGATTAGTTCCTCCACCAGCAGCATTCATTGACTCCAGAGTATCCACACCATACTTCTGCACGGCACCACGAGACATTACAAACTCACCATCCGTGAGCATTGCCGGAACTTTATCTACACCTTTTTGTCCCCCAATCAGACCACTCACAGTTTCTTGAATTTTTCCAGACCCAAGACCAGCACCCAGTAACATACCAAGAGGTCCAAACATAGAACCCATTCCGGCACCACCCATCATACCTTTAAAGTTTAACCCACCACCGGCAAACTTTGGAATTACAAATCCACCACCAGAATATCCTTGAGTCTTTTGTTCTTCTCCACCAATTCCACCAAAATTTTCAATACCTTTACTTACGGCCATTGTGGTGCCGACAGTTGCAGTAAGTTCTAATCCTGCTCCTAAAAGTTTTCCATATTTTCCACCAAGAAACTTTGCTGCTCCTGCTGCCTTTCCGACACCTGCCTTTGCTAATAATCCTGCTGCAGCAGCTGCAAGTTTAATACCTCCACGAATAACAATCTTGGTTAAAAATCCAACAAACTTTCCTAAACCAGTTCCGAACATTATATAAAGAGCAAGAAGTTTAGGCCACTGGTCTCCTAAAAATCTACCAATTGCTTTGATTTTGTCTTGATTTTTAGAATCACTAAACCAATCTAAGAGTTTAATCAGTGCTCTTCCGACAAAAATAGCAACAAAGAAATCAATAATTCTATCAAGCAAAGATTTAATGGGAGCAATAATCTTTTCTGCTGCCTTGATTGCAAACTTAAATCCCTTCTCTAATTTTGATTCTTTTTCACCTCTCTGTCCTGCTTCTCCAGCAATTCTAGATTTTTCTGCAGAATCCTTTGCAAGTTTATTTTGACTCGTAAGACTTTTAATTATTTCAGCAAGAGCATCAATAATTTCTTTTATATCATTTCCTCCCGTCATCTTATCAGCAGGAGGAAGTGCTAATTGTGGTTTTCCTATAAGTGCCTTTTGTTTTCCTAAATTAATTCCAACTGCACTTCCTTTTTTAAAACTATCTGATGTAATCTTTTTAACCTTAAACCTACCTTTCTTTCCTCTAATCTTTTTATATTCATTCGTAAGAAGTTCTGCCTCTTCTGTAGGAATTTGAGTCTTTGCCATTCTGGCAGCAACCATCTTCTCCTTTAGAAGAGACGTATATGTATCATAATCAATATCAAAAATATATTCAAGTCCTAGAAGTCTTAAAATTCTTTCGTCAATTTGTTCATCAACAAGATCTTCACCGTTCTTTTTGACGGCAACTATAGATCCTCCTGTTGATGATTGATTATCCATTTTGTTGTTGTTTGAGTTTTTCTTCTTCTAAATGTTGTTTTAATAATTCAACGTAAATATCCCTTTCCCAAGGTATCATATTTTCAATTTCTGTAAGTGAATATTTATGATATTGCATTAGGGCAAAGTTAAGACGAAAATAATTCTCAAGGTCCATGTGGACCAGGGCTATGCGAAAAAACTTGCTAACCCTTCTAAAATAACTTCACTTTCAACTTCGGTCTTTGGATTTGTAACTTTGATTTTATGAGAAAGTCTGGGCATAGTCTCAAAGAACTTTTCAATTTGCTTAAACTGTGAAGAATTTAATTGCTCCAAAAAGTCAATTAGTTCTTTTTTTGTAACATCAGCAGCAATCCACACTTCTTCTTCTGTATAAATTTTATCAATACAAGAACTAATCAAATCAAAAGATTGATCCATCGTATTATCATTTTTAAAATCAAAGTTAGTCTTAATAAATTGCTCCAAAGATGGATACTTCATTTCCATCATAATTGTAGAATCAATCTTAATTTGATTGGTATGATCTTCGTTCTTTTGAACCTTGATTGAATCCAAATCAATCTTTACGAGAGTATTTGTTTCTTCATCATCTGGGCAGATGATATTTACTTCAATCTCTTCTCCCACAGATTTACCACGAATATTTAAGAACAAATATTCAATATCAAAAGTTGGAAGTGATTCCACTTTAATATTTTTAGTAATAATACAACTCTTAATTACAGTTTTGATTGCAGTAGTAATCTGTTTAGTATCTTCACTCTCTAGTGCAATCAACAGCACCTTTTCTTCTTTAACAAGAAAGGGTCTGTATTTAATTGATTCACCAGTAGAAGGCAACTCAAGTTCGTAAATCGGTGTCGTGGGTTTTGGTAAAGGCATAATGACCTATAGAATTTCAGTTATGATTATTTAGATTAGAATATTGGAGGTTATCTTCGTATTGATTGTTGGAATTGAGTTACTGCAATATCTGCTGCCTCAATTCTATCATTATTTCCTGATGCTAGTGCTTGAGTATATTCAATATCAAGTGCCTCTATATTATCTAATTGTGCTCCTGTAAATGGACTATCTGCTGCTCCATTTGGAGATCTTGATGAAGACTCTGGTGTAGATGGGTAATCTTTAGCCCCGACATAATATCGAATATAACTAAAGGATACGGTACATTTTAGTAATGAAGATGCATCATAAGAAACCGGCATTGATGTGATTGATATTGGATATGAATTCACAAAATTATAAATTAAAGTATTGCCCTCGTGATCAGCACTCTTTTTATTTTTTGAAGTTCTTTCAAATTTAGTAATTGTGAGTCCTTGTTCAGCAATATAATACTCTGGATACCGGGCCCGATAAAAGTACTCTGGTTTTTTTGATGAAATTCTACCAGCACCTGATGCAATACTTTCTCCAATAATATATTTAATCCAGGATTCAAAAAATCTAATTGGAAGATAATTCTCGGCATCAACATAAAAAGTAAAATCAATTCTATCATCATATAATCTACGATAGGCAAATTTTTCGGTCACTCCAGTAAAATCACTATTATTTTCGTGAGTTGCGAGTGATGAACCGGGCAAAGTTGCTTCTGAGCACAACAATCTCAACTTTTCTCCATCATACTTCACACCATTAGAAATTAAATATTGTCCAAACCCACCTTCACTTGTACCATACTTTGGAAAAGGTATATCAACAATAAAATGTGATGTAAGTGCTGGTTGAAGTAGATTTGCCTTAATTTTATCTACACTAACTTTTGCAGGCATCTATAAATACTTGTACTTATATATTATGTAGTTAGGAAATGCCAAGAGACGGAAAATACCATCAGGGTAGATTTCACCCTCAAAATCCGCAGAAATATAAAGGAGACGTGAATAATATCATATACAGAAGTTCTTGGGAACTCAAATTTATGCAGTGGTGTGATAGAAATGAAAATATTATGGAGTATGGTTCAGAAGAGTTTTGGATTCCTTATGTTTCTCCGGTAGATAATCGTGTTCATAGATACTTTCCGGATTTTATCATCAAAGTTAAAGAAAGTAACGAAGAGATTAAGACTTATGTGATAGAAGTGAAACCAAAAAGACAAACAGTACCACCTAAACAAAAATCAAGAGTGACTAAATCATATCTTTATGAGGTTCAGACATACGCAGTCAATCAATCAAAATGGAATGCCGCAGATGAATGGTGTAAAGATCGTAGATTGGAGTTTAAGGTAATAACCGAAACTGAACTTGGGTTGAAGTAATGGCAGAAGGATTTGGTCAATATGTGGGGAAAATTCCTCCCAGAATGGCAGAATTGAGAAAAAAAATCAAGAAGTCTGGTAGTAGTGATCCAGAAGACCTGATGATTGAGATTATGGATGTTTTAAAAGAAGAAGTATTATATCCAGAACCAGGAAAGTTTTATACGTTTGTTTATAGAGCTAAAACTCCAAAAATACAATACGATCAACATCCACTGATTGCCTGTACTTCACTGGAAAGGTGGGGGTTTAGAGGAATGAACTTTCACTGGAGAAAATCAAGGCAATATACCTGGGAAGAAGTTATTGGAAAACTTTATGTGATTAAATATGATGAGTTGGATGAGATGCTCTCTATACCTTATGCAAAATTCCGTCTAAATAAATAAAACTCTTATGTCTATGTTTAGAAGAGAGAAGACATATATTTTAAACACCTTCATTAGTGTGGAGGTATTCTAATGGCAACTTATGGATCTAGAGATCAAAATTTATTCATACCCCCCAAAAAATACAAAATAAATGGAGTAGAAACAGATAGTAATCTTGGTGATGGTAAGTATTATACTATAGTTGAGGCAGATGGTCCGAACAAGGGGCAGATAACAATAAAAAGTCCAAATGCCAGTGGATCTTTACAGGGATCATCTGCAGATAGAACTGTCGGAGTAATCACACCAGGTAAACCTATTGAGATAACTCCGGGAAGTACAAGAAATGAAGAAAAATATTTTAAAAGTGTTGTTGGGCAAACCACAGTTAAAGGTAATGCAAAAATCACCGCACAAAGGGGTGGTTTAGATGACAATTCATCACAACAATTAATATCACCTGGTAGTCCGACTATTCCAAATAAACCAGCAGAAGGAGGCAACATAGACCAAGCAGGAATTGATAAGTTGGAAGGAGCAGCAGGAAAATATAAAGGTAGAAAAGATTATCCAAAAAACTTAAAGTATCCAGTAAACATGAATGCTGAATTACAAGATTGTATAAAATTTCAAATTATTGAATATAAAGCAAGCAGATTAGGTCTATCAAACCAAAATCCAACTCTTAGAACAAATTCTGGAACAGGGAGAACACTCTTATCATCAATCTTTTTGCCGATGCCCAGTGGAGGAATATCCGATAGAAATAATGTCTCTTGGGGCGCCGGCTCTCTTGATTTAGCAGTACAAACAGTTTCTGGTGCTGCTTTAGGTTTTCTTGAGGGTGGTGCAAAAGGGGCTACTGATGCTGCTAAAAATGATATAGATCTCATTATGGGTAAAGATGGTAAGAGTATGTTGGGAGAACTTGTTAAAGCAAAGTCATTAGAAGCGGCTCTAGGTACTAATAATCTCCTTTCAAGATTGAGTGGATTGGCAGTAAATCCAAGTTTAGAACTTCTTTTTGAAGGACCTTCACTTAGAGAGTTTTCTTTCAGTTTTAAAATGACTCCGAGATCAAAAAAAGAGGCTCAAGAGGTAAGGTCCATTATAAGAACTTTTAAACAAGCAATGTCGGTAAAAAGAAGTGAATCTGTTCTTCTTTTAAAGGCACCACATACTTTTAGAATTAGTTATTTAACATCGACAAAAGATCATCCATATCTAAATCGTTTTAAAGAATGTGCTCTTACCAATTGTAGTGTAAACTATACTCCTGATGGTCAATATATGAGTTATGACGATTCCGATCCAGGTGGAAGATCTATGACTGCATATGAACTTTCACTTAGTTTTAATGAACTTGAACCAATCTTTGATGATGATTATGATAAAGATTTTGATGGTGTAGACAAACAAGATGCACTACCATTTACAAATATAGGTTACTAAAATGGCATCTTATTTCCGTCAGGTTCCTAACTTTGAATATGTAAGTCGGATTGCAGAATCCAAGAACATATCAGACTATATACAAGTCAAAAATTTATTTAAGAAAGGAAGTCTTCGTCCTGATATTTTTCAGGAACTTGCATTTTTTGAGAAATATCAAATACAAGGAAATGATCGTCCTGATAATGTTGCAGAAGATTTTTATGGTGAGTCAACTCTTGATTGGGTGATTTTACTATCAAACAATATCGTTAATATTCAATCAGAATGGCCTCTTCTACAAGATGATTTAGATCGTTATTTGGTTGAAAAATATGGTGATTATGATGTTCTTTATAATGGCATTCATCACTATGAAACTTCAGAAATTAAAAACAGTCAGGGAGTTACGATTGTTCCTTCGGGTCTTGAAGTAAGTTCTCCATATTCAGTAAGTTATTATGATTACTTTATAGATTCTCAGATAGAAACCGGAAATATTGCAACTCCAATCACAAACTATGATTATGAGATTAAACTAGAAGATGCAAAAAGAAATATTTTCTTACTCAAACCAACATACTTGAATATTGTGGTTAATGATATGGATAATATTATGCCATACAAAAAAGGGTCTTCACAATATATTCGTGAAGACCTTAAACGTGGTGATAATATCAGACTTTACATTTGATTTTATTCTGCTAATTTTTGAAAATATGAGAGGGCATCGTCTTCGTCTTCACTTGAGGAATCCAAAGAATTGAATGTTTCTTTGATTTCATCGGGTTGAGATTCACGATGAGAACTCTTGAAATCTGGAGTATATGATCCACGATCATTATCCTCGTCTTCAACTTCCTCATCCATACGACGATTTGTTGGTTTCTGTCCAAGTACCATTTTCAGACGTTTTTCAAGTTCTTCATAGGACTTGAATTGATCTGGTGCGGTGACTGCTGCCAGAGAATACTCTTTCTTCCAGAGTGCTTCCATCGCATCATCATCACTCAATAAAGGTTCAGATGGTCCGAACTCGGACTTATCATAATTCCAATAACCATCCTTCTTAACGATCTTCAGTTTGAAGTTTGCTCCTTGCCATAGATCAAAAGGATTGATTGGTGATTCGTCCTCAAATTCTGGTTGCATTGCTTCCATAATCTTATCAAAGATTTTCTTTCCATACTTAAACAGAAATACTTTACCTTCATTCTGAGGGTTTGTGGGATCCTTTACAACATATATGTTAGAGTAATATGACAACTTACGTTTTTGCTTACGAACAGTTTCCTTATTTGATTCGGTTCCTGTATTCCACAGATCTCGGTTGTGTTCTCCAAGAGGATCTTTACCACCAATAGTCGTCAGTGAGTTTTCAATATACCATCCACCAGGTCCTTGAAATGCGTGTGAATACATCTTTGCCCAGGGAAGTTCCTCACCATCAGGGGCAGGTAGAAAACGAATCACTGCGAAACCATTACCAGTTTTATCAACTTCGGGTTTCCAGAGACGTTCATCAGCACCACTTGAGGTGGAACTCATCTTCTCAACTTCTTTGACCAGTTTAGAAGTCAAAGAACCAAGTTTAGATTGCTTTTTTAGATTTTCAAATGACATTTGATTTTTCCTCATATTTGTGAGATTTGGCTTTTGTGACTTTGCTTAGGGATCATCCAGCCCAATATATTCTACAGATCTGAACCAGTTCTGTCAATCTGATCTTTCATTTTATCAAGCATTTTTGCAAGATTTCCAAAAATCACATTCATATCTACACCAGAAGGAAGTCCCATTGCCGATGCGGATTCAGAAATCCGTGATTTCATTTCCTTTGCCTCTGGGGCATCAGATAAACTTAGACGAGTATAAATTGTTCTTTGCTTATCTAAAAGTTTTTCAAGAAGATTTACGTGAGATATTTTTTCATCACGATCCATCAAATGAAACTTAAAGACATTATTATAAACACTTTGTTGAAGTTCTGCAATTTCTGCCATTTCAGAACGAACAATATCAGATTTAAAAAAATTCATTTTCCTCCAAAAATAATATCTTTCAAAATTTTCTTATAATGAGATACATCTATATGTAGGAATGGAGAGTATTTTTTGATTCTCCGACTCATAGTTTCCCATACAGGATCTTTAAGTTTCTTATCAAAGTCATTCCCGTACAGGAATATTTTATCACAGATTACCATAGTTTCAAGGCTTAATTTCCCACTCAGGAACTTTTTGAGAAGAGGTGGATGCCCCTTGGAGCACTCAAATACTTTCTTAAAATTATACTCGGCAAATAAACTTTCACATTCTTCTTTGAAAAGATATGAAAGTGACTGAATTTTTCTTTGCCATTCCTTGTAATTTTGATCTCCTGTTTTTATTATCTCACCGATCCATAAGGATTCAGAGTCATTACAAGAAACAAAATTTGAGATAAAAAAATCTTCAATTTCTTTATCTGTTCTTTGTCTGGATATCTTTTCAAACCAAAAACGATCACGTCTCTTATAAAACGACTCTAGTGATGCTCTGGTCTTTTTACAATATTTGTAATAATCATAAGAATCTTTTGTAAAATGATTTTTGAGTGCCAGATAGGTTTTATAGCAGTCAAAGGGAGTCATTTTCAAAAAAAGTAATAGGGGCAATTTTTTGCCGGGAAATTTTTACCCCTCAAAATGGAATTAAAATACTAATTTGGCACGAGATGTCTTTTTGAGAAAATTAAGTTCCGTTGCCTCATACTTAATCTTCTCTTTCAGTGGTTTTGATATGAGTTTAGGTATCGACTCAACATCGAGACTATTTTTTTCACAAAAGTATACAATTGCATCAATATAATTCATATCTCCATGAGTCAGAACAAGATCTTCAATCTCTTGTGCGAACTTATTTGGACAATAGAATTTACTTTCGAGTACCTTTTCTAATTCATTCTCCATTCTTTGCCCCAATATTGTGATGTACAAATTCTTTGATGTAACGAACTAATAACTTAATATAATCCCCTTTGTTTCTTTTGTCAAATACCTTCACTTCTCCACCAGGAGTGACCATAATGGTAATCAACTTAACCGGGGCAATTTCAGTAAGTTCAAAGTATGCGGAGGCATAAAACATCTCCTGAACAAAATAGTTTTCAAGCCATTCTTCAGGTTTAATCTTTTCGGAAGTCTTAAAGTCTATAACGGCAAGTTCTCCATCATATTCTCCAATACAATCGACTCTTCCGGCAAGTCCAAGATATTCAGAGTAAAGAGTTCTTTCAATCGCATGAATATTATTTATCTTATCAAGTTCTGGTTTGGCATGATAGAACATAAACTTTGAGAGGGGTTGATAATCGTCCCAGTTCAGTTCCTTATTTTCCAAATAGTCCTGACAGACCTGGTGAAAATCAGTTCCTCGTGCGGTTGCTCTTTTTGTAATCCGATTTGCTTCTTCGAGTCCTATACGTTTTCTCCACTTAACAAAAATCTCACGATTATAAAAAGAAGTCACAGAAGTAATCGATGGTACCCACTGACCATCAGGAAGATGATACAGACGAATACCATTTGTTTCTTTCTTTTCTAGTTCAAGATCACCTAAAAAATTATGATGAATAAATGTCATAAATTAAGTTCCATTTTTGCAATAAGATATTCTTTAATTAATCCAGACCTTATGACATCATCAACACCAAACTCAACAATTCCAAATGATGGCATCGAACGAATAATTTTCATAAAATCAATCACACCATTTTTTTCATTTAATCTCACCAAATCACTTTGAGATGCATCACCACAGAAGAGAATTTTAGTATTCTCACCAACACGAGTAATTATACTATCAAGTTCGTGAAAATTCAAATTTTCCAATTCATCGACTATAATAATACAATTATCCAGAGTTGTTCCACGGATAAATGAAGTGCTCCAAAAACTAATTGTTTCTTGAGATTTTAAATTACCATAGAGCATTTCAAAGTCAGCATCACTTGGCATCTGGAACATATACTTTACCATATTTTTGTATGGTATTTGGTATAGTGATGATTTGTCTTCGTGGCTTCCAGGAAGAAATCCAATTTCACGAGTGGGTACAAGAGACCTTACAATATAAATTTTTTCATATGGTGTATATTCATTTAGAACATCTTGAAGTGCCTTGAAGAGGCATAGAAAAGTTTTTCCTGAACCAGCAACACCATGAGCAACCAAATGTTTTCCTTCATCATACAAAGTAAATAAATTTCTTTGATTTTCTGTAAGTGGTTCAATATTTAAAAGTAATTCTGAATTGATTGGTTTTTTTCTTTTTACTTGCTTGGAAGTAAGACCAGCCCCGATGGGTTGGTAATCGTTGTTGCTTCTTCTTTTTCTTGTCATTCTTTTTTAGATTGGTTTTACTTTAGACCCAGGAGCCTTTGATGCACGATCTAAAACTTCATTCCATCCAGGTTTTTTCTTCACAAGTGTATCCATCCATTCACCAAGTTCTACACCAGAAGCACATCCTTCTGACCAATCTCTTTGCCACTCTGGATGATTTTCATACCATTCAGTGATATCATGAACACTCATTTCAATCACCTGTTTTTCACCCGTTTCTTTATTTACAATTGGATAAGTTGCCATTCTTTACAAATAATATACAGAGGTATTTATTCTAGTGTGATTGCGCTCTGATACTCGCAAGGGTTACAATTCTCACGAGTCCAGTTGAGAGCAGAGGAGATTGTCGGAAATTGGCAGGTAAAGATACAACGAATTGCCTCTGCGATTTCCTTGTGCTCTGCCTGGGTTCCGTGAGCACTACGAAGGTCGATGTAATGTATCCAAGACCTTATACTCCCACTCATATAAAGACGTGTCTGGGTTGCCTGTGGGAGCACAAAACGGGCACATTCCTTTGCGACACCGGCATCCAACATTCCCTGATAAAGTAAAATTGCTTCCTTGAAATGGTCTTCAATTCGGGTCTGAAAATAAATACTCAAATCTGCCGGTAAATCATCGGTTGAGTTCTGACGATTTTTGGTATCCTGCCTTCGCAATTCTGGAACTGGAAGTTTTACTTGTAATTCTGTGCTGTCAGCATATCTCTGTGAGAACTGCTGAAAGGTGAAACTACGATGACGAAGAATTTGTGTCGCAATCGCAAGTGAAGTATTGATTTCTACTGTTAGAAATGCGTGTTCAAAAATACTCCAGTGTTGATTTTGAATACAATACTTTAACAATCCTTCAGAAGAATTATTGAATTGATTTTTTGGATTACTGACACGAGCACAATATGCAATATGTTTTTCTGCGTTTGGAGTTACAGAAACTAATTTAACTGTCGGGGTTTTCATAATTACCAAATCCTTTTTGCTTTTTGTTATATTTTTTACGGGCAAGTGAAAGAATCGCATTATCAAGTGCCTTTTTCATATAGATAATCTCTTCTTCACTATAAAGACTTGGATTATCCAGTGCCTCTTTTACCAGACGAATAGTTTCTTTATATCTCATTAGTCGTCATCATCCTCAAAAATCTCATCGTAATCATCTATGTCTCCAATACGTGGAGCAACTGCTTCATATGCATAAGATTCTGGACTTGAATATACTTCTGCCTTTAAGGAATCGACCAGAAGTTCCAGATTTTTAATAATGATTTTAAGTTTATCTTGATTCATAGGTTTTCATCTGTAGCAAAGATATTATAGAAGAAAGCAGAAGAGATGTCAAGTTCAATATTTAATGATTTCAAAGACACCATCTTTTTCTACAAGTGCAGAGCAAGTATCTGTCCAATCTCCGGCACACATATAAGTCGTTCCTTGATACTCACGAATATTTGCGTGATGAATATGTCCGGCAATCACACCATCATATTCTCCAATTTTTCTTACGTGATGTATCAAATCCATTTCATACTTATCAATAAACTTTTTACCTCTTGGAATTGATTTGAGAAAATTAATCAAAGAAAACCCAAAAGTCTTGTTTAGAAAAATATTTAGAGGTGTGATTGTTTCATATCCCCAGTTCATAAAATATTGCTTCCAGGAACCAGATGAGAACTCAGAATAAAAATCCCCGTGAATACATAAAAACTTTTTGTTTTCTGTGCTGTGATGAATATAAGAATCACAGATGATAAGATTTTGATGTAAATAAGAAGAACTAGTATTTACATATTTTCTTGCGACTGCATCGTGATTACCAAGAATATAAACAACTTCTGTTCCTTTTCTGGACAATTCTAGAATTTTTTCAACTGCCTTTGTGTGTTGAGTTTTCCATAGAGTATTATATTTTTCCATACAATATATGTCTATAATATCTCCGACCATTACAAGTTTTTTTGTATCAAGTTGATTTAGAAACTTGATAAACTTATCAGTATTACATCGGTCGGTTCCTAAATGAACATCTGAGATGAAGACGGTATCGTGAGTCATCGTTCTATGTAAGAAAGTGTATGGTTTGTTGAGTGAAGTTGTGAGATAATCATATCACAACCCAATTTTGGATCGGAATCTCCACAAGTATAAACATCTACTGCTGCTTTTCCTTCTTCTGGCCAGGTATGAATGCTAATATGACTTTCTGAAAGTAGGCATATTACAGTTGCTCCTTGCGGATCAAATTTTTTAAAAACTGTTTGAAGAACTGTTGCACCACTTATAACTGCTGCTTCTTCGAGTAACCTTACAAGATAATGCTCGTCATTCAAAAGAACAAACGAGCATCCATACAGATTAAGTAAGTAGTGCTTTCCCATTAGTCTACCGGATCTTCTTGTGCTTCTTTAATCAATGAACTCACATATGCCTCGGTTCCGTCCATTGTTTTTACAGCAAAAAGAGGAGACTTCATATATTGCTTGACTTTTTTATATTTTTTCAAGAGTTTTGATACTTCATCATCATCAAGAATTACTTTTGCTTTATTGTTTTCAAATCCCGCAGTCATCTTTTTTTCTTCTTCTCTGGTGTTCTATATCCCCACGACCTGGGACTTATTGTTCCATATCCATATTTAATCTTTTGAAGTGCTCCTGGACCGTATTTATCATAATACATATCAAAAATATTTACCTGTTTACTCGCACGGCAGAGATCAAGATATTCTTTACCTTCGGACACATACCAAACCAAATATGCATCAAGAGGAAAAGTTTTATCTTTTGTATCTTCTAATTTTGTTTTTTCGAGTAATATATCACACCCATACTGAGAAGGTAGAATTTCGGATTGTTTTGAATCTGATTCCATTTTGCCCTTCTTAATAGTGTTTTTGTTCACAATACCTTGAC